TAAATGAAGTTTAGCGATTATATTGAATTAAATTATCTTGAAAAGATACACATAATTTTAGTCATCTACCATAATCTAATTTAAGGTGTTTTACCTGTAATTAATTTGTAAGGTGTTTAATAAGTACCTAACTAATTTAAGGTATACCAGAAGTAATCTAATCTATTCTTATGGTATTTTAACTTAGGTAAACTAATTAGTATTCTGGTTGTTTAAGATAAATAATTCTATAAGTATGAACGAAACCTCAGTGAGTGATTACTTATAGAATTATTAGATGTGTAGTTAATTTTTAAAATCTAAACCTGTCTAATTCGACACCTTTAAACTTATACTTATGTTAACTCGAAAAAATTTTTTAATCTTTCTCGCTACCCTTTTAAAATATTTAATACCAATAATTTTTTATTATTTTTGTTGTGACACTTATCCAAGTAAAGCATTAAGATTAATACTTATCTGGTTTGCCTGTTATGATGTAACTACTTTACATAGTACAGTAAGTAATGAAAAGAAAATTAAAGTAATAGAGACAAGATTAAATAATATGTTTAAAGAAATAAAGTAAAATTATGAAACACAAGAAAAGAAATACCGTAGAAGAAAATCTATGGGAAACTTTTGTGTCTAAACCTAGAGGAAAAGGTATAGTTAAAACATTAGAGGAGCAATTATTGTTAGGTAATATAAAAGAATTTAATCTTAATACTTTAACAGAAGAAGATTTGAAAAAAGCTCTTTATTCATTTAGATGATGTACTAACAGAAGAAGAATTATATAAAGTTGAAGAAAAATGAGACGAACCAAAAGATTTGACAGCAAAACAAGTTATTGATATAATCTTAAAAAGAAATTAGGATATATCAAAAAATTACTTTAATTTAGTGTCGCACTATTAATAACATATTCACGAAAAACAATTAAGAATGTATAATCTAAGTAAGGTTGTGTCAGTAAGAGACACAGAAACAATAATCAACTCGGGCGGTATTGCAACAACATACCCAAAAAGAGACCCCAAACTTAAATGCAATGACAAAGATGGTATACCTAGAGTAAAAGAGGGTGTTGTCTATTTAGTCTCTAAAGAGAAGTTTGAAGCCAATAAAGATAAGCGTAGAGATTTGATTATGGGAGATGAAAAGACAGCTACAAGGTATCCCAAAAAGCACCCGAGAGAAAACCAAGTAAAACACTATGAAAAATTTATTTGGTCAAAAAACGAGCCTGTAACCACTGTTGTAGATAAAACCAAAGAAATCGTAGCAGAACTTAACAAACTTCAAATACCTCAAAATAACCTAGATTGGCGAGATGATATACCAGAAGGAAAGTTATCAGATCAATTATGTAGTGCTAAAACTTTAATTTTTAAAGATATTGTACAATACGAATATTACAACAAAGAAACCGAAGTTATTCAAATAGAAGGTGTAGGGGTTATTGGAGTAAGGTACATTAATTATAAATCCGCAGGAGAAGTTCAACATATTTTAGAATTTTACCAGATGACACCTACTTGGAGACAAGTTTGGGAAATCAAAAAATAGGTTAAAAGAAAAGGTGTAAATTAAATCCTAAAATAAAAGCTAATATCAGTAATTCGGTATTAGCTTTTTTAAAAAAAATAATATTATGGAACTGAGAGGATTAAAAAGTTATAGAAATCAAAAGTACGTAGAGAAACTAAAGTTTAAAAATTTACCAGAAAAAGAAAGAATAAAACAAATATTAGGAGAAATATTAGATGACTTTTATTTAAATAACAGAGAGTTGGGAGATATTTTATATAGAGATAAAATAATGGTTGAATCTAGGTATGATCCAAAAGAGGGTTTTTATCTTTTGTTTTATTCCATTGTTAATATAAATTCAGAAAATTTTAAAGAAAAATTAAAACTTATTTTCAGGTTTATTGTTTACTTATTAAAGAAACTACTAAATATGATAGTACACCCAACATACATCCAAGAACTCTATAAAGCTACTAACCTGATAATAACTCTATCAACAGAGGTGACGGGCGAAGTTCAAGGTTGTTGTTCGGTGTCAATTCATAACGCAAAGAAACATAATACTAAGTTAATCCGATCACAAGGCGAAAGCCGACCTAGAATCCGATCGCCAACTTAAACTACCCCCCATAGTGATAAATAAGTATATAAAATATGAAACCCAAATGAGTCTACCTAAGATTTATTTGGGTTTCTTTCTATAATCTACCCTAGAATTATATTTACTTACCTCAACTATCAACATTTTACCATAAGTTTTTCTTCTATATCTTCTTGCAGCACCTTTAGATGGTACTTCTGCTATTATAGAATTATCTATGTTTGATATAATATAGCAAGGTTTTCCAAATTTTTTAGACAGTTTACTTTTAATTTCATAGCTTACTTTTCTTCTTTTTCTCTCATCTTTATAACGGAAATAGTGACCTTTATTTTGTTTCCTTGCTTCACATAGAACTTTCCTAATACTCTCAGGATTCAATTTAAGCTTCTGTGAGGCATCTAAGATATTTTCGTACACTTCTATAGTCGCTCCTGTAATATTGTCGTAGGATTCAATTAAATAGCCTGTAAACCTATTTGCTGGTATTTGACTAGGTAGACATGCATTATAACCAAACTTTGAATCTAAAGATTTGAAATGTTTTATCCAATATGTTTCTTTTTCAAATAGTTTTGGTAATTCCGTTGATTCAATAAAAATAATTTCAAAATTATCTCTTCCATGCTTGTTATAGGAACTTTGTAAATATTTGTTTCTGTGCTTATTACCATCTAAAGCTTTTCTATGCTGCTTTTTCCTCCTTTCAAAATTACTGGTAGAACCTATATAAACTTTATTATTAACTGTATTTAATATCTTATAGATACCTTGTTGTTTATCTTTACTCATTGATTTTAGTTTTATGATATATCTAATAAGCAAACAAATTAAGATAAATTTTGTTTAATTCAAAATAGTTTTAGTGCTATCTGTTTTGTTTTAGTCTGTAATCTTTATTTGGATCATACTCAGATTCTACGACTGTAACCATTTTATGTTGGTTACCTGATTTAAAAGCTTTAGCTGCTGCTTTAGAGAGAACTCTTTTAATTATTTTGTTTGTTGAAGTGCAAACTATAAAACAACTTATTCCCATTTTTTCTCTTTTTTCTTTTGTAGATTTTGCTAAGTACCTGTAACCTAGTCCTCTATAAGATTTCCTTTCTCCACATAAAATTTTTCCTAAAGATTTTCTAGTACAACCTAAAACTAAACTTGCTTCATAAGAATTTTTGTATTGAATCACCGTTTCTAATGTGGTTAAATCAAAAGATTCTATTGGTTTACCATAACCACTTGCTCTAACTTTTTTAACTTTTGGTATATACTTCTTCAAACGATAATCAAAATTGGGATCATAAGATTTTACTCTAACTATTTTTATATCAGGATTGTTTTCTTTTGTAGCTTTAGCCAGGTTAATAGAGTCAACTTTAACCAGTATCTTATTGCTTTTTTTACATATGAGGTAACAAGGTACTTGCTGACTTGATTTAAAATTGAGGTGGGAATCAACAGGCGACCTCATGTTATAACCAAAATTTCTGTCTAAAGATTTCCTAACTTCTATCCAATAGGTTTCTCTGGTAATTAAATCTTCCTTGTTTTCTACAAATTCTATAGGCGCAAATACAAAATTATCTTCTCCATACTTATCAAAAGCGTATTGAAGATGACTGCTATGATGCTTTTTTCTTTTTAAAACCCTAAGATGTTGTTTTCGTCTGGTTTTAAAGTTAACTGTAGAACCAATGTAAGATTTATTATTCACTAAGTTCAGTATTATATAAATACCTTTGTTTTTATTTTCCATACAGGTAATATACAAAATTAGTGGGGTTATTCAAAATTTATTTTTAAAAAATTTTTTAGGTGTTATTTACGGGAACGTAAACCCACACTAATCCTTGCCCCCCAACCTGCCCCACTTAAAACACCCCGACCCATTTTGAGCAATAACTTATTTTTTGTCGCACAAATTTAAATGTAGAAATACATCTTAGATTTGTGTTACATCATTGACGGTATAACACTCTAATCATACCTGACAATTAACTCACTATATACCCATACCAATTTTGGGTATATATTTTTCTTTAACATTTCAATTTTAATTTTATGCAAACAATTCAAAGTCAAACAACAGCAGCTTATTTACCAACTGTTAAAATCATCAACAGCGAGGAAGGTACTTTCATCACTCCATATCGGGATGCAGAAGGTAAACCTAAAGTTTGGAGTAAAATCATTGTGGAATCTCCATTAACCTTTAAAAACGGTATCCCACAAAAACCTCGTAAAGCTTACATTAGACATAGTGGTATTTTGTTAGCACATCTAGCAGAACAGCAGGGTTGGTCGGAAGGTTCTGAGATTGTGGGTAAAATCATTTCTCACAAATCTTACAAACCACAGTGGGAAGGTCACAAACCAATGCCTGAACCAGAGTTTAAAACAGGAAAAATGTTGTATTACTCCACAGAGTTTACGGAGGATGTAAATGCAGTAGATACTTTTGACAAATCTCCTCTTGGTGTTAATCCTGCTACGGAAGATGACACTGCCGAACCAACTGACGGAGACGCAGAGGCGAAAGCTAAAGCAGTAGCAGCAGCAAGCAAAACAAAAAGCAGCTAAGACAGCCTAAGTAGGTAATCCAACAACCACTAAACTAAATCAGGTGTACCATCAACGGTATGCTTGATTTGGTTTTATTTGAGTGTAGGTCAAACGATTTATAACAGGTTTAATATTTAATAAACTAAACTTATTGACATGAGAAAGATTATTATTCTTAGTGGATACAATAATTTATTTCTACTACCTAGTTATTTATATTCTATAATAGATTGGAATAAATTAAATACTACTCAGAGTATTATAGTTGAAAAGTTAAATGAGATCAGTTTAGATGGAGTTGTATATACTAAATCTAAATTAGTTTTAGGTAGTCTAATAGATTACATGAAGTCTTTAGGTTGTGAAATTGTGTTTGAGTAGTCACTAATCTAACCTCAACCCAACAAATAGAAGGAAAAATGAGTTTTTATAAGGTTTAATTAATAAACTTTATATTAGGTTCAATTGTTAATCAGGATAAAACAATATTATTATGCCAAGTAAAAAATATAAAACTTTCGCAGACTTACCTTATAAGGAAACTCAATTTGATAACTATGAGTTTGATGGTGAAATCAATGGGGTTCAGTTGAGTATTACTGAACTTAACCTTGACGAGTATTATGTAGTCATATCAGACAAGAATAGTCAAGAGGTCTTAGATATACTCTCAACTAATACAACAATTGATATTTCAAAAGGTATAACAGTTGGAGAAAGTTATGTCAATAACCTATTAGATTATCTACAATCTTTAGATACACCAACAAAAGATTTACTCTCAGAACTCACACTTACAGATAATCTATATTCTGGTAAAATAGGCGGACATAAAGTTAAGATTACATATTACACAAAAGATGGATATTACTTAGAGGTAGGAGAAGAAACTTTACCCGAAGTCATTAAACACTTAGCCAGAACTAAGTACGCAAGATGTAAGAATGAAATACTACATTGTCTAAGATTGTTGAAAAATCATCCAGTTAAAAAGTATTTATCTTTAAGTGATATTGAGTTTGAGGGAGATGAACATGATGGAAACTATACAGAATGGGGATACTTCTACACAAATAAGAAAAAGAAGTTATCTATATGTAAAGATGTATACAATATTGAAAACAGCTATTATCTATTATACTTAGAGAAAGCTTGGAATACAGATGAAGCTAAGGATATAATTGTAAGTGTAACCAGAAACACTCAATTAAAAGAAGAAGAATTAGAGTTGATTCTAAATAAACTTGGTGAACATTTCTTGAAAGGTTTGGATCATGATATTGACAAAGATTTACCACTTGGTATACCAGAGAAATATACAATTAAACCTTTTATAGATATTGATAACATGTTTCAAAAATTAATAGGTAAAGGTAAATCTATATACTTAGTTCAAAGACCAAACTACAAAAAAGGTGATAAACTTTGGGAAGAATATGATAGTTTCGTCTGTGTTGTGGAGAGTGAAGAAGAAGCCAGAAAGATGCACCCTATGTCTGATGAAACTACTGAAATATCAATTGTGGAACAAATAGAAGATTATGAAGCTACAAAATGGTTCGATCATTTAGAAAATAAAGGATTCTATCAGCTTAATAATTCTTGGGTGTCACCAGAAAATATTTGTGATCTAAAAGTAACTAGAATTGGTAGTGGTGAAGGGGAAAGCAGAATAGTTTTAGCTAGTTATCATAATGAGAGTGTGGTTGATAAGTATAATGATCCTTGTTAATATTAGGGTTAGTGTCAGTTTTACACTAAGGTTAGTGTATTTATTACGTTAAGCTTAGTGTATTTATTACGTTAAGCTTAGTGTACTTTGGACACTAACCCCTTTTCAACCCCTCAAAAACCTAAAAAATCCCCAAATTTACTGCATTAAAACTATAAAAAACATAAACTTAATTATTTTATGTTATATTTAATTTTTTACTTATAAATTCAATAACTGATGATTAAAGAATTTCAAGGTGAACATAGGTGGCTAAGTAATTTCACACCAGTAAATATACTTTATAAAGGTTATATTTATAGTAGTGTAGAACATGCTTATGTTTCAGCTAAAAGTGACTTTTTTGGGACACAGTTACTTAGAAAAACAAATCATTAACACATCATTTTTAAATGGTTAATCATATTATGAAATATAAAGATTTAATTTTTACAGAACTAATAGATAACATCTACTCAGATTACGACAAAATACTCAGAGATACCATTAAACAGCCCGAACTTGATTGGGAAGCTGATTTCAAAGGTGAAGAGGATAGACCAGATTATTTTTTAGGTGGTATTTTTAGAGAAGTTTCTTTTTCTAATGGTATGTTATTTGAAATAAGTATTTTTGAATCTGATAAAGATAAACCTGTATTTATTTTTGAAATGGAACACCCTTTAATAAAAGAATACGAAGATAAATATGGAGATACTTATGCTTTACCTGAACAATTTGCGAGAGAATTATTTTATCGTTTACAAAACTTAAATTGATATTATGCTTAAATATATAAACAGTTGGTGTTTACCAAATTGGGTTAGAAAATTAATCCTTTGGTATCTAAACTTAAATAAGGCTGAAATTATTAAAGGAGATATTATTCAATCTTATGGTATAGGTTATCCAGGAATGAAAGGTAAAAAATTTCTTGTTAGTGCAGTTTTTGAAGATAAACAACACGCTTTAATAGGTGAAGAATCTGGTCAGATTAAAGTTTCATTAAAAGACTTTAAAAAAGTTGAAGCAAAATTAACTGTAGATCAATTTGAAAAACTGTTTTCAATAGATAAGTTTTTACATTTTGAAACTAAAAGTGGAATAGAATTTACTTGTCATACTTATAGACTAGAAGTATATAATCATGGAGATAAAAACTTTTATTGTTTTGATGGTTATTTTAATGAAAAACTGTGCAAGTCAGCAGAATCAGATCATGCTTTTGCTAAATATAGTTTACCTAAAAAAGAAGCTTGTGATCTTTACAATAAACTTTTACAGGTTTAAATTTGTTAAACTGATAACTTTTTGTTATTTTGTTCATGTAACCACAATTTACCAGTTTGCAGCCAACCCATAGAGCAGCATCTTTCGGTCGCTTATTATTAGACCGAACCTAGTAACTGGTAAGTATTTTTAACTGTGTAGAGGAAATGAAGAACTTGATTTTTGGTGTAAGAATCAAGAATACCGTGCGCTAAAGCACATGACCGCCTAATTGATCTTAAAAATCCTTTAGGTTAGATAAAAAGGTCACAAGAGCCTCCAAATGGAACGGCATATCTCCCCGAAAAGGGCAGAACCAACATAAAGCACACTACACAGTTTTTCTTACCTTAAAACCTAACCTAAAACATACTCAAATGATACTTAAAAAAATTAGTATAAAACAGCTAGTAGAAAAATACGAAGGTAAAAAATTAAATTTTGGCTACCAAAAAAAGAATAACCTACCTCCTTTTATATCGGTGAAGACTGAAATACTAGATATGATTTTAAAAGGTTATCCTTTAACCTCTTTAATTTTTCAAACAAACGATTTGAAGGAATTTAGAGTAATAAAAGGAGATGAGACTATATCACATATCATCAAACTTTTTGGAAACAATAAAACTACAACATGGGCTTATAGTTTAAATGCTAAAGAGGTAATTTGGGTTAACCAAGAAGAGAAATCACTATTACATGTTTCAGAAATACCACTAAAAGATTTTTTGAAAGTTGATGATTTATTACCTCATTTAGATAAAGTTGAAGCAAAGTATCACTCAGATATTGTTAATTTATATCAAACTATTTACAGTTACAGTATCCCAACAACTTTGATTACCAAAAAACTTAGTGAAGATCAAATAATTGAAATAAAAAATTACCTAAAATAACTGATATGTTTAAACGTAATAAATATTACTTGCATAAAAATGGTGAATTACTTTTATGTAAAGAAGTTAACGAAAAATTTACATCTTTTGTTGAACAGAGTCCCTTAAAGATGAATTATTCTTTTGATACTTATGGACAAACTATTTTAGATACAGTAGACAAAAATCCTATAACAAGAGAAAGTTTATTTGAAGAATTATCTAAGTACATGGGTATTCATTTTTCAACCTTAAAGTTAAAAAACAACAAAGATAAACCTGATTCGGTTGTCATCCCTGCTTATTTTAATTTGTTGACCACAATTAAATCGGTTCATCAAAAAGAAAAGGAACTGAAATTACAGATAGAAAATTTTCCTAAAGAAAGAAAACATTTATTAGAATACATTGGTTTCAGAAAAATTACCTTTAAAAACTTGCCTCCCGATGGTGAGTTGATTGTCCTTATCGACAATAAAGGCAATAAACGATTATGTGAGTGGGTATTAACAGAAGCTAATGGGACTAAACTTGGCACTGCTATCTCTTTAATACACCCAACAGTGAGTTACGACTACAAGAAAGATAAAAAAGACTTTCATTATTTCACAACAGATTTAAATTCAATCCGTAAAACTAAGGTAGAGTATAAAATAGGTTTTGATCCTGCAAGTGGAGTTGGTGGTAGCTATGTCGCAACAGTCAAGAAAAAAGATGAAACCTTTTATATTGATAAAAAAGAAATTAAACAAACTAAACCTTAAAATCATGTTAAAATATTTTGTATATAAGGTAATCACTGGCTTTACCTCTGGTTCAAAATTACATAACTCAGAAGGATACAAAAAACACCCAAAACAAATAGAAATTATTTATTTAAATGGTGGAGCAGGTTTTGATACGTTTGAGGAAGCAGTAACCGCTATTGTAGATAAATTAAGCTTTAGTAAATTTAGTTTAAATACTTATACAGTACTACCTGTAATAACCTTAAAAAATAACCTTAAAAAATAACTGACATGAAAAGTAAACATCAATATCAAGTTTATTATATTGGTTCAAACCACCATCTTTTATTTCACAGTAACGCTTTAAATCAGGATAAACTTCTTTCTAAGGTCTTTGAAGCACTTAAAGATAAATCTACGTTTAAAACAAATAAACCTCTCTATGAAGCTAAAAACCAACTTAGATTTATTTTTGAAAATTTCACTGAACTGTTAGGTGCTTTAATGTTACTTGAAATAAGAGGAGTAAAAGCCTATAAAAGTTCTATATATTATGATCCGCCATATATTTTAGAAGAACACTTACCTTTTAAGAATCTTAAAAAAGATATTGAAGACACATTCCCACTACTTAAAGAAGGAGTTGAAGGCTTAATATTTGGTATAGAGCAAAAAATACCAGAGGGAGAAAATATCATAGCTGCTCTTTTAGATTTAGGCATATTAAAAAGTTACATTCATTTTGGAGATTTGGTTGTTTATCAACCTGATGATAAAACAGATATTATCGAACTTTTGTTACCTAAGTATTATGCCACCAATACATGCTATTTTGAAAACAGTAAAGGTTTAAATCTTGTTAAGCTTTTTCCTACATTAATAGGAGCTTTTAAATATTACAATACAAATCTGAAAGAGTTATATGAAGGTGAAGCAGAGGTTAAGATCAGATTTTCTGATTCAGTTTATACTTTTTCTTTGAATGTAATAGATCATTCAGGTTTTGATTTTACTTTAGCTTCTTGGGGTGAAAATATCTACAAAAGAACCATTAAAGGTCAAAAAAGAGAAAAGTATAAAACTTTATCTGGTGTTCAAAAAGGCTTAAACAGTTTAATCAAAGAATGTAAATTTAATAATCCAGAGTTTTATATTCACAAAAAAAAGTAAACATGAAAACAACATTTAAATCTAAAATGTTTGGTACAATTGAGATTGAAACTGTGGAAACTTTTAATCAGAAAGGGGGTTGGACTTACACTGGAACAATTTTATCAGATACAGGTTTTCATAGTAGAGACTTTAAATCTAGTTATGCAAAAACACCTTTTATAAACATAACACCTTTTCCTTTACCAACAAATAAAATTAACTTTTCGGTACAAAGGTTGCATAAAAAGCAGGTGCATCTTAGTTTAAAAGAGTTAATTTTAAATAAGTGGGATAAACAAACTATGACCGAGTTATTGGTTTCAGAGTTTAATTTGAATATTTTTGTAAAAACTATGTCACTTATTTACTTGAAAAGTGTTGCTAAGTTTTTATCTGAAAATTCCACTAATACTTGCTATAAATATCAGTTGGATAATTTTTCTTACACTAAATTTCAAATAGAAAGTGAGGAAAAATATGTAAAAGTTATGAAGACTTTAACTGAGAGTAACTTTCATATGATATTAATTTATAAAACACCAATTAAAACAAAAGACTAAATACAATTTAACTTATGAGCAATACAACAAAAATCAGATCGCAAAAAACAAGAGAATCCGCAGGGACTTACATCCAATTTCTCAACAAAGCGCAAAAGAGATACGGACGTTTTACTTTTACTCCTAAATTTCTAAAAGAAGTTTTTAACCTGCACAGGAATCATGGTCGAAGTGTAAAAAAGGCTTTAAACACCTTAGAAAAACACTATGAAAAAGTGGAGTCAACTTACACTTTGAGTTACATGAAAAAAAGATTTTCTCGCAACTTTTATATTAAATCCCGAACAATTAAATTAGATAAACCTGATTTCGATACACAAACCACAGAATTTAGTGGATTAACGGCTCGATATGGAGAAAACATTGGCTTAACCTATCTTCATTACCAATTAGATAAGCCTTTACTTTTTTGTGAAGATATTCTTTTAAAACCTCACGCCGTTGTTGAAGTTACAAATGAAAACAATAAAATAGTGACGTTAATCTCTTTCTGGTCACAAAACAAAACAGAGACAGCAGAAGAAGTGATTAGTGGACAAGAGATTGAATACTATAAAATCTTACACCTTAAAGAAAAAGTGGAGCAATTGTGTAAGTACATTAATGATAATAAAGAAGATTTTATCGAAACAACCTATAAAGATGCTTTTCCTTTTTTCAGAAATAAAGCTTTTAATACTTTGAAAGTACCTGGAGGAAATAAAGAGGTTATCCAAGAATCTTTACGTAAAAAAATCAATGTATTATTTCTATCTGACGAAGGTACATTTTGTAGAGTAGACACAACAGTAAATTTCTAAATATCACAATCCAAGTTAGTTGAGGGGTTAATTCTTCTCAACTAATTTTAAATCACTCAACATGAAAAATAAATACTTATCTCATTTAAATATAACTTTATCAGAGTTATATGAAGAAAAAAGACAAGTTGTTGTTTTTGTTGAAGGCAGGGGTATGTTAAATTTAAATTTAGTATGTCAAGGACAGTACACTTGCATGTTATCTGCTTATAAAGGTACTTATTGCAGAGAAACTAAAAGAGGAGAGTCAGGCGTTAAATATAAATCTATAACACAATTAGACCTTTCGATTAAAAAACTTTTAAAAAATACTGTCTATAATTGCGGAGAAATAACATACGCTTTAAAAAGTGTTCGAGAACAATTTTATATCTAAAAAATTTACCATGAAAAATATAAACATACCTTATTACCCCGACTATAAATTTACAGAAAATAACGAAGATGATAATACAAAATTCACCATTCAAACAGTTGTTAGAATAAAAAGGGAAACTGTTTGGTATGATGTCTTAGTAGGAAAAAGCTTTATTTTTCCTCAATGGACTGGTTATACAAGAGAAATACATCTTCATAAATTTTTTCGTGAATTTTTTAAAGAAGTTTATGTAACTCAAAAGCTTTATAGAATAAATTCACTTGTAAATACTAATGGAAAACCTTTTAATCCAATTAGTCCTATTCAAATTTCAGAAACAGAAAGACTAGAACAAATCCATAAACTATGAAAAACATACTATTATATAGAGGTGTTATACTTATACCAAAAAGTATCTATAACAAAATTTACAAGTTGCCTAAGTACTTAGAACTCCTTGATTTTATTAGAGGTGAAACAGCTTATGTTCACAAAGATACAGCACACTTTCATGAGAGAAAATATATTCCCCATTTTAGTAAAAAGAATTATATAACTATATCTTTTGAAAATAGTACTGGTCGAATAAAAGAATATTTAGAAGATAATAAAATATCTCATGAATATTTTAATGTACCTTTAATCCTAACAAATCATAAAAAAAGAAATCTAAACTTACCTCTAATTTTTAAAGGTAAAGCAGCAAAAGTTTTAGTTAATTATTTTTTAGCTTTTGACAGCGATGTTCATTGGGATGATTTCAAGTTTTCAGCTTATTTCCGAGAAGAAGATACTACAGGAGGTTATTATGTGGGAGTTGATAATACTACAGGTGACATGAATACAGAGTCATTTTCAACTAAAAAAGCTGCTAAACAATACAGTAAAGGATATGCTGCTGTAAATATTCACGGAGTAACAGTTTAATTTAAAACATTTATTATGAGAGCTTACTTAGGGTTTCACCCATACGATGAAGGTTTTATGTTACATAGGAAATATAATCATACACCTGATTTAGAAGATTCAATCACAATCTTAAACTAAACTATCATATGAAAAATTATACGAGTAAACAATTAGAAACTATATTGCAACATAATATTGCCACAGGTAAATCAGAACTATATTTTGATTATAGACATGCTGCTCGACTGATAATCGAATTTGGACTACTCAACAAAAATGTTTCTGCTGGTATTCAAGTTGGTATAGATGGTCTTTGGGATAAAACTAAGGATTTCTTGATGTTTTATAATAAAACTTTCAGTCAACCTACTCAAAACAGGCTAAAATCTAATATAGGTATTCCATATTTATTGATAATTTATCCTGATGGCAGGGGTAATTTATTTTATCCTTGTTTCTGTGAAAAAGACCAAACAATTACCTATGAAGAATTTATAACTCTAGTTAACAAAAAAGTCTTATCACAAGCCGAAAGAATGTTTAGAGAGTTAGAGGAAGTTCAAGAAAGGTATAAGAACCTTATAACGCAAACCGATCACAATAACATATGGTTTAAAGATGAATCCAGTTTAGAGAGAAAAAGTACATGGATTTACGAACCTTTAAATCACACACACTATTAGATTATGGCATATAACAAAGATGTAAAAAATAAATTCCAAGAAAAAGTTTCATCTTTACATTTAATAGATGAATTAGGTGTTAATTTATGTTTTCATAATGTATCTAAAGTCAAACTAAGACCTCCTAAGTTAAAAGACCATAAATTTGAGGTATCTTTCGAGGGAGATATTACTAGCTCTTGGTTGGGGAGAATGCACAGTAAAAAATTACTTAATTTAACAAACTAAAACATTATGTTAAAGTATATTATATTAAATGGGAACTTGTTTCTTCCCTTAACTATAACTAGAGACAAAAATACAAATGTAGCTTCTGGTTCTTTGAAACAAGAGTATTTAGATGTATTAGAGTCAATACCTAAACAAGACGCACCTATGAAGATAGGGAATAACAGTAATGCAGTCTTGTTTCAAAGTAAGATGTGGGTGAACCTAGTTATCAGCAATAATTTTCATCCTATTGAAGTTTCAGCAGCCGATAAAACTAAACTTGGAACACCGCTAAAAACTATTATATCAGCTTTAAACCTTAAAAAAGCTAAAGAGGTGAAAGTGAATGCGAAAAAATCAAAAAAATTCATAAAATATCTAAATAGACAAAAATTATGAAAAACTATAATATTTTATTTACTTTGTTATTGTTTATCTCATTTTTATTTTGGTTTAAATCGGATGCCAAAGATTACCAAAAAGAAGTAGGTAAACATTATGCAAAGGTTTTCTGTTATAATACAAAAGATTTTAAGCAAGCAACTACTAATGGTGAGGTAGTGATAAATTATCTTCCCACATGTAGTCACCCTAATCTACCAATGAATACTGTAATAAAGTTTACAAATTCAAAAAATGGTAGAATAGCTTATGCAAGGGTAAATGACAAAAAAACCCCCTCAAAAAACTTTAAAGTAGATTTGATATATATTAGTACTATCGTATCAAATCATTTAAGGTTAGATTGCAAACCTACAGTTGTAGAGTGGGAAATTTATGAAAACACTTATAAAATTAAAAAACATGAAAGGTAGAAATTTAACAGTAGACGACTGCATAAAAAGTTTAAAAGAAGCAGGTGTCAGTTTTTTTAACAAGGAAATTCGAGTACCTAAAAACTCACTCGGAAACAAAAGATGGGGTATGACAGACTACCTTTCAGGTAAAGGTTATAGGTGTATTATAATTCCTAATAAAGCGGGAAAAAGAGTTGACAATAACAAGAGAAGAAAACGTAAATAAAACTTGTTAATCTCTCTAAAAGTTATTATATTGTATTGAACGAATTCTCAATTAAAATTTTAGTAATGAATATAATAATTATAAGAAGATCAGGTGTTATTAAACCTTCAAAAAGTACCCAAAATCAATGCGCTAATACAGGAAAGAAGTATTATAAATACAATGTGAGTCTAGCTTTTGAGAACCCAAAATTAGACAATAAAGGTTTTGTTGTAGATCATAATAAGATTGACGAAATAGTAAAATCTTTACCTTCAAAGGGGAGTTGTGAGCAAGTAGCGGATGCGATTCAAAAGACATTAAAAGCAGAGTTATCTTTTACAGGTCTAAAAGCTATTTCTATTGAAATAAAACCTGACGAAATCACCGTAGCCAGCCTAAAATATCTTTGGTGTTTTAACAGGAGTTACATTGGAATTTTTTAACTTTTAATACTATTTAATTAAACTAAGAGGCTGTATGAATTTATTTTGTGCAGCCTTTTTACTTAAAACAAATTTTATGCAAAATAAATCAAATAACGAGCAAAGTTCTAATTTAGATGTTTTTTATCAAAAATTAAGAGAAAAACAACTAAATGAGCAGCTTATTAGAGATATTAATACTACCCTTTTAAGTGTAGACTTAGATTTTGAAGATTTAACTTTTATTAGATTTGAAGTTCAAGAGGAAGTGTTAGATGAAAACGATATTATTGAGGTATACAAAGAGTACAATTTTTATTTCCAAAATACAGAAAATAATTTTGTTAAAATCACTTTAGATGAATTTGGTGATTACATAGAGGATGCAGAACAAGAATATCCTTTTGAGGTAGATCAATATTTTGAAGAAAATGACATAGATTTCGAGGAAGGTTTAGACGACATTGAATTAGATAATGAGGTAGTTACAAATGATGAAGGTTTAAAAAAAGAAGTTCAATTTTACACAGTCGATATGTATGAAAATAAAAATAAATACATATTTAAATACTCAGAAGTAGAAGCTAAGTATGTTTTTGAAGAGCTTAAAACAGGTTTTGAAGCTTTCTTAGAAGAGAAAATGAAAAACAACATAGGGCTAGTAAAACGAGTTGCAGAAATAATCTTAGATGAAGAAGATATGGAAATGTGGTGTCAGGATGTAATGAAAGGTGGATGTTCTTCTGGTATAGTTTCAGAGTTAATTTATTACACTGATACTTACAAATGGTACGACAAATACTACCATGAAATAGAGGATATGAGATCGCAGCATGAAAAATCTATAGGAGTTTCTATGCTAAAACCAGATGATGATATAAAAAACAAAATGGCTTGGTTCTCATTTGAAGAAACTTTGCAAAACTTGTACAATGAAGCAGCAGGAAATAATTTAGTATCAGAATACTAAACTTTAAAGGTGTAAAAATTGTTGGTGTATGTATTGAAGAATCTTATTTTAATATATACACCAACTTTAAAGCAATAAACTCATGAAAAACTCTAAAATCAAATCAAATAAACAAGTATATATATTTATGCTATTATCAATTGCATTTATTATTGGACTTTTTTGCACGGCTATTATAGAAAGCAACGAAAAACCGAAGCATATAAGTAATTATGTTGCATCTACCATCAAAAAAGGTGTAAAAAAACCCGACTATAAAAAAGTCCCTTTACCAAAAAAGGTAGTTAAAAAAATAAAAAACAAATCTAAACCTCTGTATCTTAAAGCTACCGCAGCTAAAGAAATTAAGAATATTGATAATTTTGAAAGAGTTTTGAGGAAGTATGCTGAGGATTTGAAGATTGAAGCAGATTGGATAATGGCAGTTATGCATTCAGAATCTAAATTTATAAAATCTGTGGGTAATTATCAAGGTAGTGGTGCAACAGGGTTGATTCAATTTATGCCAAAAACAGCTAAAGAGTTAAAAACTACAACTAGAAAATTAGCTAAAATGACAGCCATCGAGCAGTTGTTTTATGTGCATAAATATTTTGAAAATGTTCAACGAAGTAGAGGTAAGATAAAGACACTCACTGACTGTTATTTAGCTGTATTGTGGCAAAGTGCAGTAAATAAAGATCAATTCTACACTTTGTATACCAAAGCCAAAAGACCAAAAACCTATGCTCTAAATTCTGGATTAGACAAATACCCTTTGAGAAAACCAGACGGAAAAATACAGAAAATAGACATTTACTGGCATCTAAAAGGGAAATATCCATTTGCCTTTGAAACCAAATACAGTTACTAAAACTTAAAAATCATGCTTAAAATCTTAAAAAATAGCTTTATTAGACTCAGTTACGCTAAACTTGAAACAAATAGCAATTGGTTACCTATTAACATTTTAGAGCAACAAGAAAATAAACTTGCTAATTTATCTATTTTGGAGTTTATTTTAAATTTTGCTTGTTCTATCGGAGCAGTAAAGTCAGTTTACGAAAAAGTTTTATTAATTGACAAACCAACTAAAGGTAAATTAGGGAATAAAAAATTTTTGGGGGATGACAATAACTATTATTATAGTCTGGAGTTTAAGGAGAAATTGATGTTGATTGGAGACTATACAAAAAAACCAACTATTAATAAACCACTAACTAAAATAAAAGTTGTAGGTAAATACGTTAATTTAATATAAGCATGGATATACGAAAAATAATTAAAACAGGCTTCGCTTTTTTCATTGTTCACGGTTTTAATCAAACAACACTAGCTTTAATTTTTTTAGTATTATGAAAGTTATTTCTATAATACTATTAGATTTAAAGGGTTTAATTAAATTTTTTAGAAAAGTTTTTCTATAATACAATATTTAATATAGGTTTACCTGAAATTGTTTTTGAGAATTGTATTGAAGTAGGTAAAAAAATATATAAATTAAACAAAAATACGGTTGTAGAAGATGATTTAGGTAATAGGTATTTTGTGGAAATCAAGAATAACAAAACATTTTTTCACAGCGAGTATACTTATGCTCCAATTGAAAAATTAAACAAAATCAGAAAAATTGGCAAGTACTATGGAATATATTAAAAACCTTTTTAAAAATCTCCTCAGAGGATTAATATTTATTTTTTCTCCTACAATAATTATATTTTTATTCTTTTTATTTTTAAAAATTTTACAGATAATATTTTTAGATTTAAAAGGTTTAGAAAGTTTAATAGTTGCATTAAGTTTAATCAAAGCTTATGTTACATGGACATTCCTTCTTTTCTTATTAGGTGTTATTTTATTAGTTTATTTGCTGCAAATAATATAAAAAAATTTAATAAAACAATCATGAGAGAGATACACATAAACAACGACAATAACTACGCAACTCCACCTGATCTATATCATGTACTAGATAAAGAGCATAAATTTGATTTTGATCCTTGTCCGTTCAACCACGATTTAAATTTATGGAACGGGTTAGAGATTGAATGGGGTATGCGTAACTTTGTTAATCCTCCTTATACACTAAAACTTAAAACAGCTTTTGTTAAAAAAGGTATTGAGCAAATGAAAAAAGGTAAATCATCTTTATTTTTAGTTCCCGTTTCAACGAGTACTAAATTATTTAAAGAATTAATATATCCAAACGCAAAAACAATAACCTTTGTCAGTGCCAGAATAAAGTTTGGAAAGCTAGATGAGGACGGGAGGTTTTATTTACCACTAAAAAATGGAAAAGTTCAGTCAGGAACTAAAGATAGCATGTTAGTTCTTTTTGATGGCGAATTTAAAAATCCGAATCTATCTCTTATGGATAATGGGTCAGAGTACCCAATATATCCGATATTCAAAATGTTAAACTACAAGCAGAAATATTAAATACAAGCACTGAAAATTCCTTATTTAAAAACTATAAAATAACTAAATAGTTATGAGATCACAACAAATTAAAATTACTAAAATATCAGATACTAAATTCAAAGCTGATGATATTTGGTTAAGCACTTTTGAAAACAGTTCAAACTCCTTAGTTACATTAGGAGATATGGGACTTTATAAATTAGATTTTAGCATAACACCTGACAAAACAATACTAGGACATGCTTTAAAATATGATTCTGATTTTTGGAGAAATCCCCCAAAAAAACATAATGGTGTAATTAAGGTTACTGGTAAACAAATTAGCAAAGAAGATTTTTACAATTTAGAATTTGAGATTTTAGATAACCGTAAAGTTAATATCTTGCTATCTTCACAAGGAGGAAGTACCCCTATTGATTTAGTTGAAGTAGATAGAATATTTTCTGAAAACATGGGTACATATATGCATGTTTATGATTCAGAAGCTATGTTATCTACTAGAGAAAGAGAGAAACTTTGGGATTACTATGTGAAAGATGGTTTCGATGAAGATTGGCAAGATGTAGTTGTAGAGAAACCTAAAGTTGGAGATTGGTTATATTTTGTTATAAACCGTTATATAAGAAGTACAAGAATGGATAAAAAAGAATTTTTATCTCTTGAAATTAAGAAAATTGGCACAAAATATTTCCATACGAATAGAGGTCGGATTAATAAAAAAACCTTTAGATTACACCAGAATGACGGATACAAATTCTCTTATGGAAAAGAGAAAATACTTTTTGGAAGCCGTAGTTTAAAGAAGTGTGAAGATTATTTGTTAAAATTAGAGCTAAAAGCGAAAATTGAAAAAAGTCTACCTACTTATGGTATTTGGGATTTAGATTTAGAACAAGCAAAAGCTATTATTAAAATACTTAACTTATGAACTACTCAATTTTTGATATAGAAACTGATGGTTTATATGAAGATGTAACTAAGATACACTGTTTGAGTTACAGAACGTATACAAAAAAACACAAACTTCTATCAGAAGGTACTTTAACCGATTATCAGTCTATAACCAACTGGTTAAAAGAACAAAAAATACTTGTCGGACACAAGATCATCAGTTACGATGTTCCTGTATTAGAGCAAATATTAGGTGTAAAAGTGGGAGCAAAACTTATTGACACCTTGATATTAACTTATGTTTTATATCCATATAGAAAGAAACCAGGCTTAGATGCTTGGGGAAAATCTATAGGGATTGAAAAACCACAAGTGTTAGATTGGAAAAATTTAGATTTGGAAACATACATGCATAGATGTGAAATTGATGTAGAGATAAATGCTGTTATATTTCATATGTTTATTAAAACATTGACTAGCATCTACAAAGACAACCTGAAAGATTTAAAAAGGTATATTAATTATTTAATGTTTAAGGCTAAGTGCTTGTGGGAGCAAGAACAGGAAGGTATTACATTAGACCTAGAGCTTATTATTAAAACAATGACAGCTTTAGAGATACCTTTTAAAGAAAAAAAAGAAAAATTAAGATCAGGAATGCCTAAAGAGCTTGGGGTTATTTTAAAGAAAAAACCTAAAAATATCTATAAAAAAGAGATTGATTGGAAAGCTCTTATAGATTCAAAAAAACCAGAAGAAAAATATCTAAAAGATGGTATAACTGTCAGTAAAAGGTATGAAAAATACTTGAAATTTAAAGAGGAAAATTTTAAGTTTATTGCTAATCCTCCACCAAAAGAATTAACTTCTCATGGACATAGATGGATGAACTATTTAACTGTAAATGATCTACCAAAAGATACAGAAATTGTTAGAGATTTACCTAAGCCAACCAGTTCTCCACAGTTGAAAAAATGGTTGGCTGGATTAGGTTGGAAACCTGAAACGTTCAAAGAGAACGATAAAGGAGAAAAAATACCCCAAGTTTCCTTACCATCTGGACAGGGCTTATGTCCATCTGTAAAAGCTCTCTACGATAAAGAACCTCTGCTAAAACATTTAGATGGACTTTATGTTATCAGACACAGAATAGGTGTCTTAAAAAGTTTTAAAAACGCTATAAACGAAGGTAAAGTTTACAGTGGAGAATTAGGTTTAACTAATACACTTAGGTTAAGGCATCGGAAACCCTTTGCAAATCTGCCAGGTGTAGACAAAGCTTATGCTAAAGATATAAGAAGGTGTGTAACAGTACCTAACAAAAACTATCTTATGTGTGGTTCGGATGTTAGTGGTTTGGAGGATAACACCAAGCAACACTACATTTTTAATTATGATCCAACGTATGTTAAGGAAATGAGAGTGCCAGGATTTTGCCCACACCTTGACATAGCTAAGTTAGCAGGACTTGTCACACAAAAAGAGATTGACTATTACAATTGGTTTAAATCTAAAAAAGAGGACTATAAATTTAAACCAGAAGAAATAGCTAAATTTAAAGTTATTTCAGCAAACAGAAAGAAAATAAAACCTGTGAATTTCGGTATGACTTACGGTTGTGGTGCAGCTAAAGTAGCTAAAATGTTAGGGGAAAACTATAGAGAAGGGAAAAGAATATATGATATTTACTGGAAAAGAAACAAAGCTGTAAAACAAACAGCAGCCGATACTATCATCCAATCTGTTAAAATGATTAGATTCAAAACAGAGGAAAGAATAGTAGATGTAGAAACTGAAATTGGAATAGTAGAAGCTACGAAGGATGTTTCAGTTAAATACGAAAGAAACCAAAAATGGGCTTACAATCCAGTTTCCCGATTTTGGTATTTAGTAAAGAACGAAAAAGATATTTTTGCTCTTTTAAATTCTTCAACTGGCGTTTTCTTTTTTGATATGTGGATTTACCATATTAGAAAACTTTTAAACCCTCATGGGATTAGGATTTGCTTACAATATCACGATAAATAATTGTTGTGTATAAACCCTGTTAATTGCTGGAAACTCTTAAAGACAAAAACACTACAAAGGAATCTGTGAAGATAAACTTGAAAGTTTTAAAAAGTTTTTGTATATTGTGTCATAACTAAATCGTGAATTTAAAATGATACAAAAAATAGACAATCAGCAGCTATGCAGCTTAAATAGAAATCAGGTACAAGTGTTAGTGTCTGGTGAATTTGGAGATGGACATATAGCTCTTAAAAAAAGTGGAAAAGGTGTTTACAAAACAAATTGTAAATATTTAGAGTATTTAGAGTTTAAACAAAAACTGTTAGGTAATATTTCAGGTAAGATTGGTTATGTCGAAAAAAACGGATACAATCAAAATGAAATATACACATTAAGCAGTAAAACAGCTATGGAATTAAAAATCATAAAAGAACTAGATATAAAAACTAAATTAAGTCTTTTAGATGACTTAGGTTTAGCACTTTGGTTTTATGATGATGGCTCTTTACACAGAAGAAATGGTTTTTTTAATTTAAATACTCACAATTATGATGAAAATACACATTATAATATTTTTGTTCCCTTTTTTGAGAAATTAGGTATGAAACCCCAAGTTTACAGAGATAATAAAAAAGACGGAAGATCATTTTGTTATCTTTATTTTGGAAAACATTTTGGAGCTTATGAGATAATGAAAATATTATCTAAATATCCTATAGAATGTTATAAATATAAGTTGTGGAGTTCAACGACTATCCAAGATTGGAGTAAGCTCAAAGTTGAGTTGAAACGCAGGGGTATAACAGTAACACCTAGAAAATTTACCAACATCTTAAATGGTAAAGCTGTTATATAAGATATAGTCTTATCTATATAGTGATATATAGAAGTTCATTAGAGAACTGTATAGGATTAACGAACCTATGTGAAAACAATGGAAATTTTACTTGTATTCCCTAAAGAAAAAAAGAAGATAGTAGAGAGAGCGTTGAAATTAGCAATAATTAAGGCAAACAAAGTCGTACCATTAAACGTTAGTATTGATATTAGTATTGACTTTGGTGATAACTACGCAGCTTGTCACTAATTTTTAAATTAAAAAACAAATAAAATTATGTACACAGAAATTCAAATATCTAAAAACGTAGACCCTAAAAGAGAGTTAGCCTATTGGAGGTATGAAAAAAACTCTTACCTAAATCAAGGATTAAAGTTAAACCCTACAAAAGTTCAACTAAAGTATGCAATTACTCAAAACAACGAAAATTTAGTTGATAGATATATTAATTTACCTAAAGATTATATTGAAGAACAAGATGAAAAGACACTTAAAGAAAGATTAGGTGCTTTTATTTCAATCAAAGTTTTTAAGAAAAATCACCAGATACTTTATTTTAAAAAAGGAACAATCTTAGTTAGCTATGAAACTATTATCGCTTATCAGATAAGAGAAAGAATTTTGACAGAGAATCTGGCTGTTAATCATACGGAAAAGGTCTATCTAACAAAAGATTGGGCTTATTCTAACACTACAGGGAAACACAGAAATCAATTTTTAAACGAGGGTATTAAAGAAACCAGAAAAAAGATTAAATCTGGTGAATACACACTTCTAACTAAATAGTCAACTTATGGCAACAAAAAGATATTTATTATTCATGTATTCTTTTTCTGATATGCATGAAAATGAGGGGGAGAGCAGTTTCTTTCCTCACGATACATTGAAAGGGCTAAAAAATACGATGTCTAGTGTAAGAAAAGAGGCTACAGAAGTTTTTCATTTTCTTATATTAGATCGAGTCGAAAACAAAACGTATACAGGGAAACAAGTGTTAAAAATATCAGAAGATTTCGATTGGGTAATCACTGAATGGCTACCTATTTTTGAACCATTTGATACTCACACTAGAGCCAAAGAGACCTGTAAAACTCGTATGAAAGCTTTATTTAAAGAATTTAATGATCTTGAAAAAAAGGAAGTTATTGAGGGTACTAAATTATATGTAGATTATTGCATAGAAGAAGAAAAATACCCAAGAGAACCTCGTTATTTTATCTTCAAAGGTAGAGGAGGAGATAAGACATATGACCTAATAGATTGGATTGAAACCTATCATGAAAAGATAAAAAAGAGAGATTTAGACCCTGAACCACCATCAGCTTCCAATAGGTATAAACTTCAATAAGCATATGTTTAATCAAAAAATATTAAATTTAGTTCAACCTATAATTGATAACACAGAACATAGTAGAGACGATGTTCTAGGCTATCTTTTATCGCTAAGTCAAGGTTTCACTTTAAGTTTTATACCCCTTGATTTAATGATGCGAATTGAAGCCTTAGAATTATACACCCGAAATAAGAAAGGGAAAATCACTTGGAAAGAAGATATTCCAATTTTCTTTGCAGAAGAAGATAAAACCTTCTTATGGATACATGAGAAATACATACCCCTGTTTAAGAAAAAAGGAGGTTATGTATTATGCACTAAAAAAATGGTAAAACTGTTTAGTCAGAATACCTTTTTGAACAAAGAACAAGTTTTAATTGCTACCAAAAAGTATTTAGAATTTTGTGAAGAAAATAAAATACAACCTTTATCTCCTCCATATTTCATCTTAAAAGGAGGTAAATCAGAACTTCTAAAATATATATCATGAGTTTTATCAAGGAATTTAAAAGAGGACAAAAAGGATTAAACAAAGGTATATCATTAGGCAAAGGTTTAAAAAATATATCTGATGCTATTGGAGGTAGTCACAAAGGAACGATCTACGGCTTTGCAGGTGCGCCCAAAACAGGTAAAAGCACTTTAGTAGATTATGCTTTTGTTTTACAGCCTTATATGCACTTCTTAAAGTTAGGTAAGTTAGATTTATTAAAAATAATTTATTTTTCTTTGGAGATGAATAAAGTAGAAAAACAATTTAGCTTTGTTGCTTTTTTCCTTTATGAAGATTATGGCATTAAGTATATCAAACTACCGAAAGGGAAGAAATTCAAGGGAGAAAACAGGGTTGAAATGTCTGCTAAATTATTGAGAGGTAGAGTATATTATGACAAAGAGGAGGGTGAGGAGGAAAAGGATAGACAAATAATAAAAATACCTGTAGCTACAATAAAAATAATAAAACTCATATACAACAAACATATCATTAACCTTTTCGGAGGAGTGGTAAATAAGGTGAAAAAGAAAGGTGTTATAACCTTTGTTACTAAACGAAGTACAAGAGAATATTATGAAACAATAATTCATAATCATGCAGAAAATCTTGGTGAATGTGTTTATCAAGATGACAAAATAATTGAGTATAAACCTCTAAATGAAAAGGTTATTACTTATATTATAACAGATCACGTCAGAAAAATAAAGCTTAAAAAAGGAGAAAGCTTAAAAACGACTGTTGATGAGTATTCAGCTATGACAGTTGAAATGGCAAACCTATTTAACTTTAGTTTCATACATATTATACACCTCAATAGGAGTATAGGAGATATGGGGAGGAAAAAAGCTGCTAAAGATCGGTTGTTTCCTACACCCGATGACGTAAAAGATTCAGGTAATATAGCAGAGGATTGTGACCACCTTTTTACATTAATGTCACCGAATGACGATCAATACAACTTGACATATCATTTTGGTGTTCAAATAAAAAATCAATATGGTCATGCTCTTTATCCAAACCTGAAATCTATACACCTTGTTCAATCAAGACACACAGATTTCCCACAACATTTCACCTGCATCATGCTAGGCGCAAATAAAACATTTAAACAACTTAAAATAGATTAAATATGTTAGATAACACATTAAAAAAACCTAAGTTAGTTAATCCTAGAACAATGATAGTGTTTGCCCACCCAAAAGTAGGTAAAACTCGACTATTTTTGAACTTACCAGGAAGCTACTTATTGTTGGATTTTGAAGAGGGTTCACACTACTACGGAGGTCATCGTATTGATATTCCTGATTTTAAAACTTTTTGGAAGTTGCGAAAAGAGTTAGCAGCAAAAAAGAAAATGTATGATTTTATTGTGTTAGATACACTTACCTCGATGTATAAGGAAGTCGTTAATACTTTTGCTGTAAAACTCTATAATTCAGATAATGGTAAAAAACACCCTGACAACTTTGATATAGAGACTATTGCATATGGTGTTGGCTTAAAGTATAAGTGGAAAGCTGCAATGAAACTAATTGAAATATTAAAAAAACATTGTAAAACCTTGATTATCTCTGCACACGTTATAGAGAGAAAAAGTGGTGAAACGACAAAAGAATTGGGTATAAAAGAAATTGCCATTGATGGTAAGTTTAAGCACATTCTTGCACTCAGCGTAGATGCCATTGGATACCTTTACCGATCAGACGATTTTGAAAATACCTTATCTTTTAATCCTAGTTCTGGTTTTATTGGAGGAACAAGATGTGAACACTTGACAGGAAAAGAGTTTATAGTATCTGAAAAAGATGAAGATACAGGTGTTTTAACTGTTAATTGGAGTAAAATTTTTATTTAAAAGGTATTCTTGCTTTTTTAAAACTTTTTGGTTATTTTAATGTTTTTCCATAAAACATAATAATCAAATGCCAGAAGTAAAAAAGAACTTAAAAAGAGACTACCCAATCGAAGTGCCTATTGACTTAGTTATTGCAGCCCTGAAAGACGGCTATGATAAAAGAGATTTAACTTATTTATTTGGGGTCTCCTATACAGAAGTAAAGGCTTGGTTTCGAGAAGAACCTAAATTAAAAGGTATAAAGCCAAGTGGAATCAAAGAAATACGAAGAAAAGTTAAGTTGGTCGACACAAGTAAAGAGTAAAACAAATTTATTTAATTATTTTTTATAAATATAATCACATATGATTAGTAAGAAAAAAGGTTCAATGAACCGAGTTAACAACAAGAATTTTGCAAAATTTGGACTTAACCAAAATGCAAAGGTAGTAAAGTTTGAAATTGCAACCCCTACATGGTCTGATGAACCTCATTTACTTAGAGAGATTGAAATTAAGGGTCAAATTTTCCGAGATTACATAAGAGAACCATCAGAAGAACTTAAAGAAACAGTTCAAAATGCGATTTTCGAGGGTATCTATTTAACATTAATGGCTTTGGGTGTATCAGAAGAAGCACAGATTGACAAAGCAATGGAAAAACCCGCAAAAACATGGGTGATCTTTTTGAAGCGGATGGTTAAGTTATTACCAAAAAACTTTCAAGAAATCCCTATTGATGTTTTCTGTCAGTGGCAAAGAAAAATCGCTAAGAATCAATCTAAAACATACTTGGAGATAACAACTTTATCTTTTAATCCATTTATTTGCGCTCATGTGGATAGTGAAACAGCTTTTGAAGAAACGGTTAACAAAGATGGCTCGGTTACTTACATTAACGCTGAGGGAGTTGTACACCCATTAATGGGAAGTTCATTTTTAATGGATTCTCCTTCTGGTAAACAGCAAAAAGAAGATGAAGATACTACTACAGGTATCAGCAAAAAGAAAAAAGTTAGAAGAATACCTGCGGACGAATTACCAGATCATGAAGAAGATGAGGATATGGAGTACAGCATAGAGGAAGATGAGGATGAAGATGAAATTTGGGATTAAATAGTACATCTGTGAATGATAAAAAACAGGTATTTATTCCGAAATAAAGACTATTACATACAGTTTGAGAGAGAAATCTTTCAGACTGTATTTAAAGTTTACCCCGATGAGAACATAATTTTAAGATCGCCATTTAGGAAAGACAACAATCCTGGATGCTTTTTTAAATATGATTTCAAAAGAGGTAAACTTTTTTTTTGTGATTATGGGAACTCTGATATTATAAATGGTATCAGAATGAGTAAAATGGATTGCATTGATGCAGTTCAGATACACTATGGTTTAAGTTGTTTTCAGGAAGCATTGTCTTTTATACACGAAAAGATAATAAAAAATTTAGACTTAAATAAAACAAGTTTAAAATATAAGAAAACAATCACCAGAAAAAAAAGAGTGAAAATATTAGCTAAGTATAAACCTTTTGACAAAAAAGACAGAGATTATTGGAAACCTTATGGGATTACCAGTGCAAATCTAAAAGAAGATAACAAAAAAGCTGTCGAAATATTAACTTTGCTAAATACAAAAAAGGGTAATATAACAACTTATCCAAATAGTATTTGTTATATCATAGATACCTTTGGAGATAGAGTTAAGGTCTATTTCCCAACTAAAAAAGGGAAGAAAAGATTCCTTTCTAATTGCACTTATAATGATATAGGTTTTTTGCAATGTTTGGATTTCTTTTCTAATAAATTGATAGTTACCAAATCGTACAAAGATGCCAGAGTTCTAAAAAACTTAGGTTTAAATGTTATCTATCTCATGAACGAAGGTGTAGTACCTGATTGGAATATACTGAGACCTATAATAGAATCCTACAGTGAAGTTTATGTTTTTTTTGATAATGATAAGGCAGGAATAAAAGCCTCCTTAAATGTCACTAAAATCATAAAAAGCAAATTAAATGTGGACATAAAAGTTTTACCTCTTTTTCTTCCAGAAAGACTTGCACGAAAAGGTATTAGTGATCCCTCTGATATGAGAAAAATATTAGGGGAATCAGAACTAAATAAATTTATAACACAACAAAATCTGAGACATGCCGAATAACAGAAATAAGGGTCACAATGCCGAAAGATACTACAGAAGTGAGTTTATAAAATTAGGCTATGTGAGTTGTTTGACTGCTCGATATGGAAGCAGATACATGGATGACTTAGGTATAGATTTAATGCACTTACCTTTTAATGTACAAGTTAAAGCAGGTAAATTAACCAGTATGAACCCACCTAAATTACTTGCAGAATTAAAAAAGAGAATAGCTAATAGTAGTTTAGTAGAAGAAGTTAAAAACTACCCTTTATTGTTACTGCATAAACTTGACGCAGGTAGAGGTAAAAAACGACAAGACTACCATGAGATTGTTAGTATGTTAGGGGAAGATTTCAGCAAACTTATGATAGGTTACCCAACAACAATTTTTATTAAAAAAACTAATCAAAACATAGCTACTAGCTATAATAAAGTAAAATCTGGTTTAGCTCATTATAAAACAAACTTTAACAAAGAAAAAGAGCTTTTTTTTATTTCCCCTAAACCTAAAATATACTACAAACGGTATTACTCCTTCACTTTTGAAGATTTTAAGAAAATAATTCAATCAACCTAAATAATACAACTATGTTCCGACCTTCAAGTATAGCTCAAATAATGAGCAACAGACCAAAATCAATTAACCAAACTGAGTTAAGCCTCCTTGTAAAGAAAATGAAAGATAAAGTGGAGAAAAAAGGTTTGGTATATAGTGAGAATAATATTGACCTTTACACAGAAACAAGGGGGCTTACAACAGATGCAAAAAAGCTGAAAAAACTACTTGAAAACCAAAATGCTGTTGATGTTTTACCTGAATCTGCAAAAAAATATGCAGAATTATTGTGGTTAGAAAAATACCACAAACTCTATGATACTAGTTTAGGTAATATGTCTCAGTTAAAACAGGGTAATCTTCAAGAGGAGAATGCTATTAAGATATTGAATTTAGCTACAGGGAATGATTACAAAAAAAACAGAATAGCTGTCAAAGATAAAAAACATTTCTTAGCGACTAAAGGTTGTGATATTTTTAGTAAAAAAGAATCTTTAATTCGAGACATAAAAATACCAAAAAATTTCATATCCTTTAAGAATAAAGAAGCTATTATCAATATTGATTATTGGCAAATCATAGCGTACTGTCATTTGTTTAAGTGTAAAAAAGCAGTAATTGATTATGTGTTGATGCCCATGCATCCCTCGTTAATTGACAATCACATAAGATATTTCAGTAGAATTGATCGGAAGAAGTTTTTTGCTACTCAGCAGGCTATTGAAAATATGCCTGTGAAAAGCAGAATTAAAACTATTAAATTAGAAACAGGTTTAGCTACTGAAATAGCTTTTCTAAAAAGAAGATGCATAATGACAAAAGAGTATTATGACGAATTAGACACTAATAAAGCATTAAACATTAAGCAACATGGAACAATCATTAAGAAACGCTGATTTTGAGGAAAACTTAGACTTTTTGTTTTTCAACAAAACATACGACTATCTTTACCCATACGTATTATCTAAACTGAGTGTGTGGTTGAGGGATTATTTAAAAGCCTTCACGAAAGTTGGAGTTGGCATTGCGGATTCTGCACTACCTATTCAAATTAAAGAAAGAGGTCTATATATACAGTTTTTTATACCAAAAGAACCTGAGTTGTGGTATACTCTATTTGGTTATGTTAGATTGAATAGAAATTATTTAAGTATATACAGATTAGATGACACGGAGGGAGAGCAACCTTCAATTGGAACTTTAGTCTACAAATTTAGTAAAAAGGAACAAAGAATATTTGATGCATTTATTGAAGGTCAGTACAGTAAGATGTATAATTTAACAGATATACAAGCTGTTTTAACAATTCTTCGAGATATGAACCCTTTTTACCTAGATATAATGAGTATCTTGACCCAAAACAAACAAGACAAACATCTATATATTGAGGAAGTCAAAGAGTTTTTTGGCGTTGATTTAGTTCCAGAAGATTTAGAAAACTTATCTGAATTAGCCTTACCTCCCTGTTTAGAAGACGAGATACTGAATTATACACCTGCTTTAACTGAAAATGGTGATAGGGCAACTAACTATTTTTCTGCAAGAGTAGAGAAAATTGGTAAACCTGTCTTTTTTAAACATAAAGGTATTTATAGAGATGGTTTGGTAACAGGGTATTTTCATGAACCTGTTGGTGAAACTTGTTTGGTAGATGAAGAAGGAAACTATCATATTATACCAACAAAAGAGGTAAATTTTAATTTAAAAGATTTATATAAACAAAAACAATCATGAATAAATTAATATTAATCAACGGAAAAATTGATGCAGGAAAAGATACTGTCACCAAAATAATTCAAATGTTAACTTTAAAAAGTAACATAGAAGAAATACTTATACCTGAAATGATTGAACTTTTAACAGAAGGGGATAATCAATACATAGATTGGTGGACGGATTATCAAAATAAAAAGTTTGCTGATACACTAAAAGAAGCTGTTGCTAAGTTGCTAGGTTGTAAACGAGATGATTTAGAGGATAGGAATTTTAAAAAGCAGTTATTACCTGAATCTTGGAGTATCATGGGTATGACCCATAGAGATTTTTTGGTTAAATTTGGATCAGCTTTAAAAAAAGAAATTCACCCACAACTTTTTATTAAAGCTTTATTTAGAAATTATAATCCCAAAAAAGATAGTTGGATTATTTCAGACCTAAGATTTGAGGAAGAATGGGATTTTGCACAACAGTACAACCCAATAACCATTCAGGTAGTAAGAAATTTAAGGTCAATAGATAGTTGGTTAAAGCTTTACCATCACATCAAAATTTTAGATTGGGATGGTTGGGACAGAACAGATTTAGAAGCTTCTAAAAACGAAAAGATTACTTTAGGAGAATTTAAATCTAAAGTGCTTAAATCTACTATTAAAAGCTCAAATTTTGAGGAACTATTCACTCTACATAAAGGTGAAACTGAACTAGAAAATAAAGATTTTCATTACACCATTTACAATAATGGGACATTGGAAGATTTAATCAAACAAGTTAAAATAATCTTAAATAAAATACATGAAACTAATACCTAACGAGCAGCAAGTTGATATATACCGAAGTTGGAAAGAGGAAAATTCTAATTTGTTAATACAAGCTGGTCCTGGTTGTGGAAAAACTACAACCTTAATGGAGCTAGTTAGTATTCACAAAAGAAGAACGTTGTATTTAGCGTTTAATAATCAAACATGCAAGGAAGCCAATACGAAGTTTAAATCTAAAGGTTTAGCTAAGTATGGCAAGGCTGTCACGATGCACAGTCTAGGATTCACTACACTCAAAAAGCACCACAAAAAAATTAAATTAGAAAAAAATAAACATTGGAATATTTTATCTGATTTGCAGGATACTTCTGTTTACCAAAGTGTACTTAAATATTTGACCTACAAGGAAAAATATCAGGTTAATTATTTTCTATCTCATTTATCTAATACATCAAGATATTTCTTAACAGAGGACTTAAAAACTATATACTTCCACATGAAAAATATGGGGATAAATAGACCAAAAAAGCTACCTCTTACTTTTTATAAAGTTTGGAAAAAATACCTCGAAATTAGGGAAGAAACTTATAATGCAGAACGATTAGTAATAGATTATATAGACATGATATATCTCCCCGTAAAGTGGAAATTAGATGTAGCTTTAAAACCTACATACGTACTAATAGACGAAGCACAAGACCTAAGTTGGCTGCAACATGAATTTTTAAATATGTTGTTGTCACAACCTCAATTGGTTAAATGGGCTGCTGTCGGAGACAAAAACCAATCTATTTACAATTTTGCAGGTAGTTATGTAGAGGCATTTGACTTATTTGTTAAAAAACCTAATGTAAAAACATTCCCTTTAGATATTTGTTATAGATGTCCTACCTCTGTTGTTGACAATGCAACTAAAGATAATGAACTAACTTTGCAGTATGGTAATATGAATCCAGGTGTAGTAGACGTAACTGAGTTTATAGAAGATATTGTTGATGAAGGTCTAGTGTTATGCAGAAACACTAAACCTCTAGTTAAATTGCTTTTTAAGTTAATTGGAAACAGAGAGGTCTACATTAGGGGAGATGACTTTCTACCTAAGATTAGGAAGCTATTGAAACCTTACAATAAAATGTCAGTAGAAAGAGCCTTTAATCTTTTAGATAAAAAAGTTCTTAAAATGACACAAGAGGCAGAGGAAGATGCTTTATGGGAGGTGGACAATTTTAAATCTTTGTATGAGACTGTTATTTCATTCAGTGAAGGATTTTTTCTAAAAACAGAAAACATTTTAGTACGTGAATTTGTTACCAAGATTGAAACTGTCTTTAAGCCAAAAAAAGGTAGTATAATTTTGTCTACAATACACAAAGCAAAAGGGACAGAAGCAGATAATGTGTATCTACTAAACCGAAACTTGATACCTCACAAATTTGCTCGAACTAAAGAGCAGAAACAACAGGAAATGAATCTGTTGTGGGTTGCTGAAACAAGATCGAAGAAGACTTTTACATACATTAACTTAGAAGAAAAGAAAAAATAATATGCAAAATTATCAAGAAGTTGAAGGAGATTTAATCGAGCTTGCCTTTAGGGGTGAGTTCGATGTTATTGGACATGGTGTTAATTGTCAGAATACCCAAAAATCAGGTCTAGCTGCACAGATGGCTAAACAATTTAATACCGATAACTACAGTTTAGAGTTACCTCATCAAAAAGGTAATATCAATAAATTAGGACAGATTGATGGTTTTCCTAAAAAGATTTTAAATGGACAAACTGTTATGGTACTTAATTGCTACACTCAATTTGATTATGGAAGAGACTTCAATAAAGTATACTTAAACTATGATGCCCTTCGATTATGTTTGCAAAAGATAAACCATATTTTCAAAGGTAAACATATAGGATTACCTCAAATTGGTTGTGGTTTAGGAAAAGGAAGTTGGCATAAAGTTAAAAAAATAATTCAATCAAATTTAAAAGACTGTAAAGTGACAGTCGTAATTTATAACAAACAGAAATAAGATGAAGAAAGCAGAAGTAAAAACAGAGTCTAAATTAATCCCAATTGGAGATTATGTGTTAATTGAAATGGTTAAACGAGATAAACCTACCAAGTCAGGTATCATTACACCAGAAAGTGCAAAAGGAGATAAAGACAACCCTCTAATGTTAACAACACTTACTATATTGAAACTAGGGGATGGAGTAGATAAAAATAAATTGTCTGTAGGAGATAACATCGCCCTTTCAGAGCATTTCTCGATTGAACATGTTGACCCCACTTGTAAGGTAAGAGAAAAAGGGGTAACAAAAGATACAGTTCTTATTAATTCAAATTATATAATCGGTAAATATGAAAAGTAAATTGAACATTGACACAGTAGGTACAGGTGTCCAAAAAGAGAAATTTGAGAAATCTGATTTCGTCCCTACACACATCTCTAGTAAAGGTGTTGTTTGTAAACCTATGACTAGAGGAGAACACAGTATTAGCAAAGGTTTCCCTAAAGTTTTAAATGGTAAACCCGAAGATAAGGGTTACCAAATAATCTATGATACAGGTTATGAAAGTTGGTGTCCTGCTGAGGTTTTTGAAGCTGATTACAGAGAGAATGGTAAACTGTCCTTTGGGCAAGCGGTTGATTTTGGGTTAAAAAAGGGGTTTGCTATTAGAAGAAAAAAGTGGTTTGAAAAAAGTTTTCTTTATAAACAGGTGAATAGTAATATACCAGTTAATATCATACCAAAAATGAGTTCTGTCACCAAAGAAGTTAAAAAACTTTTGAATAGAAGTAATACAGAACTTAAATTTAGAGATCAAATTATTTTAGTTTACATAAATAATCATGCCACATACTATCAATTTACAGGAGATGACATTTTCAGCGAAGATTGGTTCATCATCTTTTAAAATCTAAATAGGGAAAATTTACTGTGGATTTTGATATTTGGTGGACGTTGAATCTTGGTTTTATGTACCAAAAGAATCAAACAAAGTTGTATTAGATAATACTATATTATTGAATTGTTAGAGAAAATTGCTTAATCCTATCAGTTTGCCCTTGTGTAAATTGGTAGGATTTTTTTGTGCAAGGTTGATAATAACCCATGATATTGTTTACCATAGGTTTATATTTATTATGTATCATTTGACATTCATAGGGATCAACAAAAACTTGATACATAGCACCTGGATCAATTGGGGTATCACATATCCTATCACCAGTATTTTTACAATCCACACCTATATCTTTTTCATACTTATTTTCTTCAAAAGTATGATCTAATCCAAAGTAATGTCCCATTTCGTGAGCAAGTATCTGTGGATTTCTTAATGAAAATCTTGTAATAACTAAATTACCAGTAAAAGTATTACCCACCAAAGAAAAACCTTTAGAACGACTACAAGAACCCTTTAAGCATACCTCAGAGACATTTTCATCTACAACCCATAATCCAATACCATTTTCTTTTTTCCATTCCTCAGAGAGCTTAAAATAGCTTTCATACCCAAAATCTTTTAGTTTATCTATTGTAGGAATATTTTTGTAATTTATTTGAGCATACTTAAAAAACACCTCTGCTGGTTTAAATTTTAGATTTAGAGTATCCAAACATTTTTCAAATCTAATTCTATCTTTGGTAGACAGAGAATCATTTACTATTAAGTTAAGATTAAATAATCGAATTTCAGTTGTATCTAAACAATCTCCATATTTACTGCAAACAGCATTTTCTAAATCTGCTAAATTTAAAGTAGAAGTGTCTACTACCGTATCAATATTTTTTAAAGGTTTTTCTAAAAAACATTTATTTAGATTAGTTATAAGCAATGAGATTATAGCTAGGGTGATTAATTCAATATAATCGCTAAACTTCATTTAGCTCATACATTAAATTAAATCTCAAAAAATTAATTATTTAGAGTTTAAATTAAATAAAAATAGAGCTAACACTTTTCAGCATTAACTCTATTTAAATTGAATTAAGATTTTAGTAGATTACTTATTAATTAACTAATAGATTATAGTAAGATTATACTACTTGCGACCCTGTTCTCTTTTTTCAAACAAAAAAAATGTTTAAAATGTTTTGAAATTAATTAAATTTATTTTTTTATAACAGATAACATACAGCAAAACAGGTTGATATGATTTTAAAAAACCAATAAACTATCTGAACAATTTATCTCGCTTAATTCGGTTTACTAAAAAATTTAAGTTACCGTTGATAAGAGTCTAACAGGTCTTGATAAGATTCCGTTTTCTTTTTGTTTCTGTATTTTTGCTTAACAAGTTTTTTAATTTCGGTTTTACTTTTACCTTGATTTTTCAACTTATTTCTATACCTTGCTCTAATTCGTTTTACTTCTTTCCCTGCTAATCCCTCTTGACTTTTAAACCAACGATCAAAATAAGAAGGTTTAAATTGTCTTTCCATATGAGTTTCAAAACCTAATCCATCTCTAAATACACCAGGTAAAAAAGTCTTACTTGCTTGATTAACTAAAGCGGATTCTCCTGCATTAATCCCTGTAGGAATAATATCATCTCCTCTAAGTGCTTGTGTGGCTTTATCTAAAGTTTTACCTAAATTATCTACAAATCGTATTAAAGGTAACCCACCTATTGTACTATCATAAACTGCTTTAGGGTTAACATACATAGTTGCTTGTCCTGACATTTGCATTAAGCGGTTTACTAACAAGTTATGAGTTTGTCTTTTTAAATCTTCCTTTTCATCTTCTTCATCAAATAATGCAGCTTTAATAAAGATTAAAAGTGCTATCCATGATAAGGTAATTCCCATATCAACTAAATTTGCTCTAAGATTGCGTATAGTACGTTCTGAAACCTTTTTATCTCTTAAAGCTTGGTAATCGTTGTCTTTAACAATTTGTTTACCTGTAAGGTTATTCACAGGTATTTTAATTACCTCTAAAGCTAGTTGTTTTATGGTAAATAATAATTCATGAGCAAAACTTAAATTAGTAGATTTTCCATAGAATTTACCTAAACCACCTCCAATAATTCCTCCTAGAATTAAACCTAAACCTCCACTACCAATAACACCTAATCCTGCTCCTCCAATGATCATACCATGTAACATACCACTAGATGTATTATGAGATTTGAACCTACCCTCATAATCTTTTATTCCCAACTCTATGTCAGCTTGCTCGGTGGCAAATCTTTGATAAAATTGTCTTGCCATCCAACGTTTAAACATGAGCATTGTTTTACCTGCAACAAATTCACTAGCTAAATTACCGCTTAATTCATGGTAATCCCCGTGTATATTTTTAATAGTTTTTGAGGTATGAACTGCAAATGTATTAAACTTATCTCCATCTGCATTTTCCCAATTTGCAATATTTTCTTTTGTTCTATACTCAGCTAAAAGTTTACCATCAGAATCTAATGCATCCCAAACATTAGTTTTTTCCCCATTTAAACCTACAATCTCGGTACTTAGAAGTATTGCGATCATCAAGGGAGCTTGATTTAAATACTCAACTCTACGTGTACCATCATAAGGATTTAAAATAATTAGTCTATCAAAATTTGATTTATCCGAAGCCTGTTGAAGCTCGTTTGCTGCATCTTGAAGGATTCTATAACGACCCATTAAAATTGTAGTTTTTTTTGCTCCTTCACTTACATAATTACCTAAAGTTAGATTTTTAATAAATGAACCTTTGACAATATGGTTAGCTCTATATATATGTTCAGGTTTAAAGTATTTACCCGTACTTGCACCAATAATATTTCCGACTTGTCCCTCTAAGAAATTTGTAATGTGAGATGAAAGATTCCAACCCAAACCCATTAAACGAATCCAATTTAAAACCCCATCTATAAAAGTAATAATAGTAAAATCTTTACCTAATTTTGATTTTTGTTCTCTTAAAATTGCTTTTTTTTGTTCAAAAGCCTCTTTAATTTCATCTGAAACATTTTTATCATTTAATACTGATTCATATTGCAACAACAAATCGTCAATCTTTTTTTCTAAAACTTTTTCATTAGTTTTCTTTAGCTTACCTGTTACAGTTGTTTGCAACATAGTTGTTAATTTATCTATTTGCTCTATACCAGTAAAACCTGTTTCTCCTGGATTAATTCTAGTATCACCTAACTCATTTTGATTACCATAATTACCTAATACTGATCGCTTAAACCATGAATCCATTCTCCTGTTAGCATTTTCTCTGATTCCATCTAGTCTGGTTTCTTTAGTTCTTGCATTTATCAAAGTTTCACCTAAATTTGTTATATCAGGTTTTTTAATTTCTTCGTAATGAGATTTCATAATCTCTAAAAGGGGTTTTACCTCAGTTCGAGCTTTATACTCCATTGTTAAATGAGAAAACAACTTAATTATCTTAGGTAAATCAAAACTATTTTCCCTAACTACTTGGTCAGTTATACCTGCTTTGACAATTTTGTATATATCAACTGCTTTTATATTTAAATCTGGCAATCTTTTTTGTAAAGCTTTTATATTAGGTTTTATTCCCATAGATTCAGCTATAATTGCAATAGCCTCTTTAGTGAAATACGGTGCAGTTAAATCCCAAGTATCGAGACTGCCTAATTTCATGTTAGGAGGAAAGTTGAGTGCCATTTTAATCCTATCAAGTTCAAGATTAAGCCTTGTTTCTATTTCTTTTTTGTTAGTCTTTAAAAACCCATCATTAACTTTATACTCTGGTTTCCCCGTGATAGGATCAACAGGTACATATGAAAGAGTATTTTGAGGAGTTATACCTATTAAATCTTTAATTCTATTCATTGTTGCAGCATATATCTTAGATATTTTTGTCAAAAAAGAATACTCCTCAGAAGCTAATATCTCATAGATAGTTTTTTCTAGTTTGGGTATGGAATAGATGTTAAAATCCGATCTCCTATTTAATGGTATGTGTTCATATATTTTATTATTTACTTCTTGTAATATGTTATGAAAATCTTTTAAGGTGCTATTACCTTCAATAACTTTAAAATTTTCATCAAAGTAACCTGTACTTTCTTGGGTCTCTTGTTTTACTAATTTCCCCCCTTTAACAACTAATTTAGCTTTGTTTTTTCGGGGTATGGTGTAATTATAATTCATAAAACTATGATATTGAATACCATCTATATGAATTTCTTTTTTGTCATTGATAATTGAAGCAGCCACAAAAGGATTGTTTGTTTGTTTCCAAATATGAAGATGTTTCAATATGTTGTTTGGTAAATCTTCAACTTTCTCTACGTTTTCCTGAGCTAATAAACCTTCTTTTTTAACTTCTAAAGCAACTTTATAGCTTTTTAAAAGTTTAATTTGTTTATCTACTTCTTCTTTATATCCAAATTCTCCTAGTTGGTTTACTAAAAAATTTTTGTAACCTTCTGCTTTATTTGAAGCAAAATATTCTTTAAATTCAGAGAATTGAGAATCATTTATAATTTCAGGTATATTACCTGCCTCTAAAATATAAGTGTTTTTATCCAACCAGTTGTTGCGGAAATTAAAAGCACTTTTTCTTAATGTTTGTCTTGTGTTAAAATTACCTCCATTATTTGCTGCTTTAAGCTGTTTATTAAAGTCTCCTAACATTTCTGTTCTCTTATCAAAATACTCAGGAGAATACCGTTGAACTATAGAGTCTTTAAACAAACTTTTTTTAGTGAAACCTTTTTTAAGTTTACCATTTTCATCATGTGAGACATTGAAACTGACAACTGCCCCTGAATCACTATAATAAACATCTTTACTTGCTCTGAAAATATCATACTTAGCCCCTTTAATTCCTGGTATACCTATCCCATATCCCATTGATTTCAGTACTTTTACGACATCATCTTGGATAGTGTCTACTCTTTTTTCAACACCTTTTGAGTAGACTAAATTGCTATTCATACTATTTTGAAGTACAGTTAACATAACCTGTGGCAATTCACCATCATCAGTAAAAATACCATTGGTAATATCCATTACGAACATATCTACCCAATTAATATCTTGCCTCCCTTTTTCTTTACTAAATATCTCGGCTGCTGTAAATATTTTATCACCGTAAGTTCGTCTAACACCTGAATCACTATTAAAAGTTTCAACAGCTAAATTTTCTGTTTTTCTATATAAAGTAGATTCAATTTCTTCTACTTTTTTTCTTATATTTGTGAACATATCTATAGTAGACTGAGGCAGTATATTTTTACCTGAACCATCGTCCCATGTATTAAATATTTGAACACTTCCATCTATATCAGAAACTTTTTGTTCATAAAAAAGAGGATGTTTTTCACTGCTATGGAATGTCCCCATAGCTTTATAGAAATTAATTATTTTTTGAGCCTCTTTATAATTTTCTAAACTATCCGTTGACATTAAAGTGTCTAATCTTGATAAATCTTTTTCTATATAAAACTTTAATTCATCTATACTAGGTTTTTTATCTAATAGACTAATTTCTTCTTTTAGTCCTATATCCCCTATATCTTCTGTTCCTTCTAGTCTATCTAAAACTTGCTGTTTTTTAGCTACTAATACTTTAACTTTACTTAAATTAGCAGAATTATCTTTAATATCTTTTTCTAAATTAGCTAGAAGTTTCTCTAACTGTGTTATTAAATTTTTCTTATAGGCTATATATTTATCATAAAAAGGCACTATTTTATTTTCAGTATTAGGTGTAGAATAATAATTATTATCATCAAAATCTTCATTAATATATTTATCAATAGTTTTGAAAATATTATCATTAGACTCTGCAACATAAACTGTTTTACCTTCAAATTTAACTTTAGATACATTGAAGATATTACCACTAAAATCTAATTTATAGGTAGATTTAGCTTCTTTTGTATATTCTCCGTTTAATCTGTTAAACTCCTCTAAATTAAGTATAACAGACTGTTCACCTAAAACATTTAAACTTTTTAGGTAATTGATTGTATTTTTTTTACTGTCACAAGGCATAAGACTATTTACATTTAAATGGATTAGTTATAATGTTTTCTTTTATGTTAAAATTTATATCTTCCTCATTTGCTTGAAGATGAGTTAAATCAATTGGAGGTAAACCAAATAACCCTTTAACTTCTGGTTTAGGTGCAACATTTTCAATAAGGGTTTCAGCTTTTCTATTTGAGGTATCCATACTTTTAAGGGTATTCAAATTTTCAGATTTCACTGCTTTTTTGTTGGAATCATATTGCTTAATAATTTGCAGTGAAGTTTTAACACCATGAAAGGTTACATTGTTTCTACTCAAACCATTTTCAAAAATTTTATTAAGAATTGAGTAAACTATATCAACCATTTTATCTAAAATAGATTGGTTACTTTGATATTCAATTTTAGCCATTTCTTTTTGAAAATTTGGTTCTGTTAATATCAAGGTTATAAATTCTGATATATCTGTTCCACCATATACAACACTTGTTTCATAGGAAGTTATTTTTTCTTTTAGTGTTCCAATTCGATGTTTTTTCTGCTTTTCAATTAATTTATTTATCTTATCAATACCAATATGTTTTCTTGCTGAATTAAAAAGTTTAATAAGTTCGTTTATTTCTACTGGTGTTTGAGTGTTTTCAACTAAAGTTCCATCTCTGTTAACATATTTTCTAATATAATTTACACTTAAAGCATGTATAGTTTCATGAACTAATGTTTTAGCTATTTCTGAATCAGGATATTCTGCATAAAATCGCCTATCTATAGTTAACAGATTTTTTTTGCTATTAAAACTACCTGCTCCAATATGTTCCCCTTTTTTGTTTACTATATCCGCTATATCAAATTTAATGTCATTACCCACATATCGAGTCAAGAGTTTACTTAAAACTTTAAGATGTTTGTCTGTTTTTAAATTTAAATTTGTAATTTGATTTAAAGCTTCTATCAAAGTCACACCAATTAAATCTAAATTTTTAACTGGCTTCTGCTTAGGCAAACTTGCAAGAGATACACCATGAAATTCAGGTTTAAAATTTTTGTTAACAAGAGAATCTATTGAAGGGTTATTCATATCATACTCGGACATACCAAAAGCACCTAAAACAGATATTCTTTTATATAAATTTCCGTCTTTTTTATAAACTTGAAATTTTGGTAATCCGTGTTTAATATTTTTATTGTATATAGAAATATAAACTTTTTCTTTTAGTTTTTGTCCCTGTACAGTATCTTTATCTAAACTAAATTCAACTAAAGAATCTAATTTTTGTGTATTATCTCCATAGAATCTATTAATGATACCTGAATCTTTCAAGTCGGCTTTACTTAGTTTTTCAAGATTATTTTGACTAAATTGATCTAAAAAAGTAGTAGAACTTACATCACCAAAGTAACCTAACATTTTACCAAAAATATCAGGTCTATACCTATTATCCCATTCTCTAGTATACTTAGCAAAAGGGATATGTTTAAGTAATGGAATTGGTATATATTTAACAAACTGAACAGCTTTTTGAATACCACCCTCTAAATAAGCATATGCAATAAGATCAACAGCTAGTTCTCTACTGCTATACTCTCGATCATTAAATTTAGGTAATTCTATATTTTTTTCCAATAATTCTGTAATACCTTGATATAAATATTCTTCATCAAAATTCTCAGCTTTAGTATTGTTAAATTGAATCAAAGAGGGAACACCTGTTTTTGATAGTTTATAAGTAAACCTTGATAGTAGAGTATTATCTTTAACAGGACTTTCTTTGTCAAAAGAGAGATCACTTAAATAAGTGGCTAAAGACTTTTTCTTGTCTTTATAATCTATGAATAACTCATATCTTTTATTTTGTACATCTCCTTCATACAAACCTAAAACTTTAGATGTAAAAAAATATTTTTTCATTTCAGAAAATACGGTTTCATATATCTCAACTTCTTTTCTTTGAGATATTTCTTCTCCTCCGATTTCAGAAGTTATAAATTCGACTGCTTTAGTTATGTATTTATCTCCATAGGGAAAATATTTACCCCAAAGGTTAAATCCTGTTTGAGTGGCATGTACAGCCATACTACCAATAGGCGTTTTTGGTCTAATGTATATTCCATCTCCCATATCAACAAAACCTTTTATAGCCTTATCTGAATAACGATAATCTCCAACTAAACTGCTTATATTTTGTATAGCAAAAGAACCTTCCATTTTAATTTTACCACTCTTTCTCACAACTATATCATAATCCAGTTTTAAATTTCTTATTTTGTCAAACTTATTGATAGTCTCAAAAAAAGATTTACCTAAACCTCCATTGTTAATATTAAGAGTTTTCTGTATTTTAGCTACCTTCTTAGCTATCTTATCTAATTTCAAAAATAACTCTAATACCCGAAGTTGTATGCCTCCATCTGGTTTACCTGAGATATTAGCTAAAAGATTTTTACCTGTCAGCATTCTTTCATTGGCTATTTTAATTTTATCTTTTTCTCCATATTTATCCTTTAATTCTGCAATAATTTTAGCTTCGGCCGCTGGATCAAATTTAGATATTAAAGATTTACTTCTTCTGATTTTATCAACATATTCTTTTATGATTGGTTGATTAAGAAACATGTAAGGTAGACTTACTACCCTGTAATATTTACCTTTTTTCACTATTGCACTGATAGGATTTTCTAAATATTCTTCTTTGGTAATTTCAAAAGAATCTTTATCAAAACCCATTAGAGTTAACAGAGAATCAACATTAATAGTTACACTATTTATATTAAGTGAACCCATTATTTGTTCTTTCTCATTATCTGTAGCGGTATTTTGTCGTTCTGCAAATGCTTCGGCTATACTCCTACCTGATATAGAGTTAACTCTGCCTATCCTACCATCAAAGTATTTATTACCTAAATTAAAGGTTATATCTTTAACGACATTACCAGAAGGTAACTTTATTTGCTCTTTTAATATAAGCTTATTTTCTGCTTGTTGCACTAAACTGGCGAAAACTGAATAGTTGGAATAGACACCAATGCCTAGTTTACCAGATGCTCCGAGTTCCATTTTATTTTTCTGGTGTGTGTCATCAAGCAACGTATAAGAAGTTAATTCCTTTGAATTTTTGGTTACACTTCTCACTAATTCTTTTTGTGAATTAGCAAAATCCATTGATAAAACTTTGTTAATTTTACCCTGAACCTTTTTATCCGAATTACCTAAAATAGCTTGATGAACCCCTACAAAGTCATTTTCCAGTATTTTACTGGTAAGCTTACTGTTTACTTTTTTAAGGTGTTTATTAGCTTTAAAATCTTCCTCTGTGTAGTTTTCATTCAATATGTCATCTCCAAAAATATCTATTAGCAGCTTTGCATCTTGTTCTCCTGATTCTACAGCAGCTTTTAGCTCTTGAAGTTCTTTATCTGAATCAGCTAATATCTCATTTCTATGTTCCTCAGATAAAACACGAATATTACCCTCTTTATCTACATAGGTATTATACTGATAAGTTGTTTCCTTATCAATATCGAAATCTAAGCCTTTTTGAGCAGTCAGGTTTGCAGGCACTATCAAAAGATCACCCATTTCTTTAGGTAAAAACCCAACTATTTCTAGTTGGGACATTGAAACGTGTCCAGATGTAGGTATTCTAAAAGAGGTCAACGAAAGTAATTCAGGATCAATTTTATCTTCTTTTAATCTATAGTTACCTTTATTATCTACTTTAACATAAGTTTCATTGTGATTACCATTTTCATCGAAAAAGTTTATCAGTTTTCCCTCATTAGTTCTAAACTTAGATGGCAATAAAACTTGGGTTTTTTTTAATTTACCTTCGATTATTTCCGCAGGTTTTAGTGATCCTGTCCAAGCGGAGGTGTAAATTATTTTGGATAAATTTGGTTTTTGGTCAATATCTTTATTTTTTATAAAAGGTAAATTTTCATTAGGAATAAATCTGTTATAATCCCAAATATCTTTATATCTAGCAAAATCTAACTTAGCTTGAAAAATTGATTTCCAGTTTGATAAATTTAAACCATCTTTATTAAAGGGTTTTAAACCTTTGTAGTTTTCATAGCTGAAAAAATCAATAACTTTAGCTTCAACACCTGTAACTTTCTCTATTAATTTATTATCTTTATTTTTTTCTAATTTGTACGTGCCTATTATTTCTCCTTTTTTATTGGCTACATTGTAAGAATCTATTATTATTTTTTCCCCTATTTTTTTAGTTTTGTAATCTATTATTTTAGTGCCATCAGGTGAGATTATATAAGAATCTGTTGTATAATCTTGATTTGGTATAGCTCTTACAAAAATAGCATCGGGGTAACTATCTAAGAACTTTTCTTTTGTTTCTTTTCGACTAAAAGGTGAAACCCAATCTATATCATGCAATAAGTTTTCATTAGGTCTTTGTATAGTACCTTGTTCTCCAAGTGCTGTAGAGCCAGTTAGAATAAAACCTTTTGCCCCTAAATTCTCAATTATAATTTTACCAAAAGAATCTGAATTTTTGGCTTCACTTAATGAAACTTGTTTTGTTGGTTTACCAAATGCACCAGGCTTATAAAGACTTGCTGTAATAAGTTTTTTGTTTTGTTGAAGTATGTTATTAGAAATAATACCAATATTTTCATTTATAGTGTTTGTAGGAACACTTTTCATTTTATCAAAAAACAAAGCCACCAATTCTCTGATTTTATCTAATAGGCTTTTTTTGTAGTCTCCATCTAGTTTATTTGATAAATCTTTTGCTATTAATTCTCCAATAATTTTAAAGTAATCGGCTTTATCTAAACCTTTATAATCTTTTGTTTCAGATAACTCTTTTATTATCTCTGAGACTAAAGGGTTATACTGCATCATATATGCAATAAATTCTCCAGCAATTGGTGGTAAATCTTCTTTGTTTTTTGTATAAGCTACTTTTGATAAAATGTCGGCAAAACCTAAACTATCAACATTTAAGTTTTCTTGTATTTCTTTTAAGTCTTTTACAACAATACCAAATTGATTTAAATAGGTTTCTAATATCTTATTTAAATCTTTACCTGCCTGTTCAATTAAATCACCTGTGATTTCTGTGGGTTGATATTTAAAAGGTATTTCTTTATTATATTGTTTAATATCTTCTCCTGATATTTCTTCAAGATTTTTGTTAAATATTTTATTAGCAATATTTTTTTGTGAAGTGACCATAAATTTATCCATATCTTCACCCTTAAAATTATAAGCAAAACTACTTTTACTTTGATGGTAACCACTTCTTACATATTTTTTAGCTAAATCCTCTGGAACAAAAGAAACAAAATCTATACCCTGTTCAACTAGCTTAGGTAATGCTTCGGCTAACAACTCTTTACTGGTTGGAGAACTATTAACTCTAGTTATAAAAACACCATTTTTATAGTCATAATTACCAAAAATATAAGTGTTTTTGTAATTAAAAACTTGGCTTGATTTCAAAAATTTCTGAAAATTATCAAAGGACATATGCTTACCTTCCCTCTTTATATTCATTAATTTTTTATACCTATTATATATGGTTATAATCTCTTTATCAGATATATTAGGTCTCAATTCAAAAATAGTACTTGCAATTTTGGTTGTGTTTTGTATTTCACCTAAAGATTTAGTTTTAAAACCTGCTTCTGAGCCTACTACATAACTAGAACCTGGTACTTTTATATTGACCAATCTATTAGTGACAATAGAGTTTAAAAGTGCCTCATATCGGTTAGAATTGGGACTTAACCAAAGAGGCAAATCAAATTGAATATCCACGACTTTACCGTGCTTATCTAGTTTAGTTGACAAGCCTAAAGCTTCGACATCTTGTATTGGATAACCTCTTTTGTTTGCTTCATCTTTTAAGATATTTTGCAGCTTAGTCAAGGTCTTAACAGGATCAAGAGGTTTACCAAACTCATCTACACCTAATTCATCTAATAAGTTGGTTTTTTGTTCTTGTATATAACTTTCAAAGTTACCATTAAAAATTTTCAATAAACCTTTACCATTATATTTTTTACCTTTGAAATTAAATATTTTAGCTTCAATATCAGTTATACCGTCCCCAAACAACATTTTTAACGTCTGAGTTCCAATAGAAACTTTATCTGAATATTTTTTGTCACTTTTATAGGGTACATCCTGTTGTATTCTAAAATTAGTTCTGTCCAAAGTGAGAGAAGCATTATCTAACATCTCTAATGTTAATTTATTATTAAAATCTCCATTAGGTTTAAAAAGATTTACAGAATTGGTGTTAGCTCCAACTTTATTTGCAGACTGATAGCTTACCCTTACGAATTTTTCTCGCTTTTTTTCGTATTTTTCTAACAATTTTCGCAATCCATCTAATTCCGTGCCAATTGTTAATTGAGGTATTAAAGGGAAAGAAGAAGATTTTACATAAACCATTCTCATTGAATCATAATCTACCTCATCTTTAAAGCCTGCATGAACTGGTTTAAGTGGTTGCAAAATTAATTTTAGCTCTTGGTAGTTTAGTAAATCTGTCTTATTTATTTCCTTTCCTTTTTGTTCTGCTTCAAACTGTCTTTTTAATTTAGCTTGAATTAATACATACTGGTCATCATCAAGTCTACCTTGTTTCCAAAGTACATTTATGTGTTCAGCAGATGTTGTATATTCTTGGGCATCTGTAGCTTCTAAGTCAAAGTAGTCTTTAATCTCAGGATAGTATTTACCTAATTTTTCTGTTACCAATTTTTTACCCTCAAATGTAGTTGCATTTTCATACTGTTGCACTAACTCCTCAGCTATCTTAACATCATCTGCGGTATAATATAAATCAACTAAAGTTACAATATTTTTAGTTGCAACTTTATAATCGTTAACAAAAATTTGAACATATTTATTATTTTTTTCATTTTTACTGTCTGAACCTGCTAGTTTGTTACCAGGTGCAATAAGCAAAGCCATTCGTTTACCTAAATTTGGTTCAATAACATCTTTCACAGCTAAAATATAAGCCTCATCTCCATATTCATCTTTAGGTGATATAACATTTCCGTCATTAAAATATTTTCCTATTTTATCTTTTGAATACATAGCAATATCTCCTGCAATTGTCATGTGAACATTTGCATTACTAATCATACTATTTATAATAAAATCTAAAGCAGCTATTTCAACCTTAGTGGTCAAAGCACCCCCTATCGTATTTAAATAGCTGTTATCTAAATATTTAACTTGACTTATATTTCCATTTTTTCTTGTGAAAAACTCATTTCTCTCCCATTGAGCTAATTTATCTTCATGTTTTGTTTTTATTATATTTATAATTCTATCTATGGCTTTTTCCTTTATGTTATCTTCAAACCAACGTTTATTAAATTTCGTTGGGTTAGATGCCATAAGAGAAATCACACGCTTATCTTTACCTATATCTTTATCAAAATATTTTAGGTTACTCAGTTGAGGAAACATTAAGAATAATTTAGCAGCTTTATCATAACCTGCTATATTAGTTTTTTCAACCACAGAATTAAAATTAACTATTCGATCTAACTCTGGTAAAATCAACTGGTCATATAAAACTTCTTTTAATTCATTTTTAAATTTATATTTATTTTTCAATTCTCCTTTTTGACTTATATCAAAATGCTTATCTCTGATATTTAGAACAGCCGTATTTAAAACTGTCATTTGGGATTTGTCCGACATTGTGGGAACAAACATCTTTGCTATTCTCATCTTGATACTATCACCAATAGTATCACTTAAAGTTCCCTGTTTCATATCTTGAAAGAAACCAAGTTTAACTCCTTCTTGGTCTTTATCTGGTAAACCTGTTAATTCAGAAACACCATAATATTTCTTATTTAACTCCTTAAAAGCGTTGATGCCAACATGACTAATACCAAATTTATTCTGAAAATCTTCCGAGTTAATTAATAAATCTAATATAAAAGATTTTCCGTTAAAAGATTTACTTTTTAAGGTTTGCTTATAATCATTGTCATATTTTAATCTTCTGACTGAATCTGTTATATATTTAGATTGTGTAAATCCGTATATAGATTTACCGCCGTCTCTAAAAGAGTTAGTAGTCGTGGTAGTTGAGTATTTACTTTCAATTTTAGATAAAGTTTTTAACACATTATTAGCATTATTAAAAGGATGATTAGATGGGTTTTCATCAAAATCTGTGTTATCTTTTTTAACAATACCCTCTAAGTAATCTGCCAATAAACCAAATATACCAGGTGTATTTTGTCCCTTAACAAACATAGAATTAAAAGCAACTTTTGATTTACCTTCGTTAGTTATAATTTCTGTGTTGTTAGTTTTTAGTTCGTCTAAAGTCTCCTCCGACAAAGATAAACCAAATTTATCTAACCAAGTTAATAACTTTTCATTTTTTATTTTACTGTAGTCTAGTTGATGCAATTTTACCCAATCATTATACTCTGATAAAAGTTTTTGTGCTTCCACTTTATTTATATTGTGCAAACCTGTATCTTCATTGAGTCCAACTAAATTTTTAGCCTTTAAATTATTTTGCCATGCTTCTCTGATCGTTCTCGTTATTTCTCCTGCGTTAGTGTCATAAACTTTTAAAGTATATTTACCATCTTTACCTTTAGAATACATAATAAATTTCATACTTAATGTATGCCTAGCAAAATTATAAGTAAACTCGTTTTTAACTCTTTGAGGTGCATTTTTAAGCTTATTAATTACTTGTGGTAGCCACTTATAGGCTTCGGTATTTTCTTCAAGTCTCAATAACATTAAATCAAAATCAGATAGCATTTCATAGGGTGTAGACAATATTTTCTCTATATTGTTATATACTTCGTCAAAACTTATATAAGTTTCAACACCTAAATAACCTCTTTTCACTTCTCCTTTACTTGTTATATCTTTAGTTGCGACTAAGAATTTTTTTAATCTTTTCGATGCGGTATTTTTACCACTTAATTCCAATGAAATCTTACTATGATCTTTTTCTTCATATTCATCTGTTGTTATATCATAAACTTCTTTGACACCAGGAAAATATTTACTGATTTTATCAAATGCCTGAGTTTCAATTGCTGTCCAACTGTTGTTTATATCTTCAAATACCTTATTTTCTTTTTTTAGTCTACTTACAATATTAACATATTTTGGTTGTCCCTCTAAGGTTTTTATTAAACGTCTGTTTTTAGTTCTGATAGGTCTTATGTTATCCATATAAGACTTTTTAATTAATCTTAGAACATCTTGTTTATTTGATTTTTTAGTTGTTCCAAGTGCTTCAATTGTTTTATTGAAAATAAAATTAACCAACTCATAATTTTGAAGCGAGGTTAACTCAGGTACAGCTTTGCGACTACTTTTAATATTTTCATAATTTAAATTAGTGTAAGTTGCAAGACTTAAATAGTCATCTGTGTTAATACCTGTTCCATCAAGATCATTTTGTATATCGGGACTATCTAAATCTATGCCTAAATCTTTTAGTGCTTGTAAAGCCTCTGAGACTTCACTAGGGACACTTTCTTCTCCAACCAAAGGTTCAACATCTGAAAAATCTTCTTCTAACACAGGTTCTTTAAAGGTCTCTTTTTTGTTTTCTCCTTTTACTTTAAAACTGATCTTTGGGTTTACAATTGTTGCATAAAATGGTTTATTTTTAGTTCCAACATTAAAAGATTTTACTGTCGTTTGCAGAGTATTTTTTAAGTGATCTCTATAGTTTGAACCTTCGGAAACAACACCATCTGAAATTTGAACAGATTTTCTGTTATTTCTAAGACTATCTTTGTTAATATTATGCCTTATTTTAGGTAAGACATCTTCTTTTAAAACTTTTAGAAAATTATCAATTATAAAAGGTTTAGTTTTACCTTTAGCTACCATGTAAGGGTTTAAAAATAAATAATCTAATTTTTTACCTATTTTTTTACCTTTAATCCCAATAGCAAGAGATTTACCTACTTTAATAACATAAGCTTCTCCGTTTTTAATTAAAGGAACAGTTTCACCACTAGGGCTTATATAAGTTTTATTTAAATATTGAGGTAAGTCTTCTATACTACTTAAACCCCTAAAAGTTTTAACTCGAACCAAAGAAAACAAAAGTTCCTCAAAATCATCATCCATAAAAGTTTGACCTTCTTCGTCATACTTATAACCACTGGCGATATTAAGTTTGGTTATATCCTCAATTTTTTTAGCTTGTTCTTTGTGAATACTTCTTTTACCATAAGTGTTTTTAACATCCAACTGGTGCATATAAATACTTACTATATCCGCAGCAGTTTCAATATTTTCTTTACTTAAATATGGTTGTATAACCTGAAAAGCAATATACTCGTTTTTGTTAGTTGCTTTTCTTAAATCATATATGCTACCTGGTCGAAAGTTTTTATCTTTGTTAAGTATAACTCTTCCATTTGTTTCAAATCTTTCATTTGTACCATTAACAAGAAAACCTGTCTTAGTAGCTAGAACCAGTACACTATCAGGGTTTGCTTGATTTAGAGTTATAGGTTCGTCTACGGTTATCCAACTACCAATTCTTTTTTCAGTTATGGTTATTTCGGTTGAATCATTTGCAAATACATTTTGTCTTATTTTACTAATTTCACCTCGACCTTCCTCAATCATCTCTAATTGAGATTTATAACCTTCACCAACTGTTGTTAAATTGTAGTTATCGGTTGAGTGAATTTTGAAAATAGCCTCCCCCTTTTCTCCATTACTATCTAATTCATAGGCAAACATTGGAACTTTATCTAACCACTCTTGACTACCTCGACTCACATCATTTTTATCCATCCAATTTTGAAAAGTCATAACTTCACCTTTAGTTAAAGCATCTTCCCAAGTCTGAACTTTTAACTCTCTATAATTATCAGGTATTTCTACCATCATAGGAGTACCAGAATTAAACTTGTCGGGGTTTAACAATTGTTTAGAGTTTAGATTTTCGCTGTCAAAAAGTGCTACTGGATTTTGTACAATTTCTCCCACGAGCTTATTGTCTTCCACCTGAGCTAATTCGTAGTCTGCTCTTAAACCTGTGTGAGTAATTAAATTATGGCTAACAGGAGTATTTACAGGTTGATTGTTTTGGTCTAATTTTTCAACTGGTTTTTCTTGCATAATTATTTCTTTTATAAAATCATTATTAGTTTTTTCTACAACATCAGGTGTATTTGGTTCAACAATAGCATCACCTAAAGTTGTTAATTTATCTGTTAAAGCTTCGTAAGTATTAAAAACTTGATCATAAACTTTATCAAAATTTGTTTTTTGAAATTTATTCTTTTGCCAAGACCATTTAAACACATTAAAAAGTTTGTCGGCTGACTCTTTACCTTTTAATGAGATATATTTTTCAATATAATCTTTAAATGTAGAAGTTCTACCTAATTCTTGACTTAATCTTTTTCTTGTTTTTTTAACTATATCAGCAGCATCGTTTAATCTTTCATCTTCTTCTATCTCAGGGGTAAACTCTACAGGGTCAAAAGTTAAATGATCTTCTTCTCCTGCGAGATTATTTGTATCTTCATTAAAATTTATATCTGGTGTTTCTCCAAACATAGCATCTAATCTATCAAAATCTTCATTTGAATTGCCTTCTTCTGATAAACCTACAAAATCACCTTGACTAGCTAATATGTCACCTAAAGTCAAATTCCCCTTTTTTGGTTTAGGTATTGAAGGTGTCTCTACATTTTGACCCGTATTTTGGGTAGTCTCTAAAGCCTCTTTTCTTGCTTTGGCTTCTGCTTGTTTAAGTTCAATCTCTTGGGTTTCAGTTGTTTTAGGTTGAACTATCTCAGCTTCATCAACTTGTTCTGCATTTTGCTTTGGGGCAGTGGCTTCTTGAAGTTGCTCCAACTGCTGTTCTGCTTGCTCCAACTCTTGAACTGTCTCAGCTTCATCAACTTGTCTAAAAGTTTCTTTTTTGGCTTCTGCTATTTGGTTTTTAGGGTCACTCCAATATTTAATGTTTTTTTGAAGTTGTTTCTCAGCTTTGTTTAAATTACCTAATAACCTATTATTAAAATCTAAATTTTTAGGTGTTTTGTCTTCAAACGAATTGATAGTCTTACCATCTTTATCAGTATTATTTAGCTCCCATATCAAGTCATCGTCTTTGCTTAAATCCTGAGATAATTGGAAATCTTCATGGTCATTTTTTAAATCTATTTTTTGATCTCTTAGTTCTCTCCTATAAGATAAAGATTTTCTTAATTCATCTATCTCATTTTTTTGATCTTCTGTTATTGAAGTGTTTTCTGAGGCTATCAACAGATCAGTAAATCTGCTTGAATCCTCTAAATAATTTTGCCCACTTACAGACAATTTATCATAGCCATTATTAGACTTAATATCCTCAATATCTTGTTTAACTGATTCTCTTTTTTCTCTAATTAAATCTAATGCATGTTTATTCTCTGTTATAGGCAGAACTGCATTTGAAGAATGTCTTTCCTTAGCAATATCATAATGTTTCTTAATGTTCTTGCTATCTTTTATATATATGGGAAATTTTTCTTTGATGAAATCGTAATCCTCTGGTTGAATTTTTAATTCTTCGAGTAGCTCTGTTTGTCCAGTATTAATGTAGTTTAAAACATTTTCGTAATAAGCCATTTGACCTTTATAACCACTATCGTTATCAGAGACATCATCAAGATATAAAGATTTTAAGGTGTTTTGAGAGTTCATTTCTCTACGTAATCTAATTGATTCACCATAATCCTCTTTATCTTCGGCTTCTTTAATAGATTTTAAATAACCTAAACTTCTATTATTTAAAGCTTCTATGTGTTGTGAATGTTTTTCTGCCCAATGAGCATCTTGTAATTTCGCATTTTTATTATTTTTAAGGTAACTTAAACCTTTAAATCCTATTGAACCAAATATTCCACCTATCCCTGCATTCCAATTTTCTTCGTCTGTTAAATGTTCAGTTAAACTTATTCCTTTTTCTTTCTCTCCTGCTGCTAAATCGGCTGCTGCACGACCCTCTTTTTGTGCTGCACTTTGTATAAACTCCTCAGTGAACTCATTAGCCATATCAGCCGTAGTATTGGCTACACCCTTAGCTACAGGGTTTTTAATTTTTCTATCTAATATACCCTTAGATTTTTTAGTGATAGGGTTATAGCTAGTTGCAGCAAGGCTGACAGAATTTAAAATCATATTAGGTAATACACCTGTTCTAAAAGTCTTAACTGCACCTAAAGAGGCATATTTTTTTGCATCTTCTTCTGTATATCCCTTTTTTAAATAATCTTCTTTTATACTTGTGTAGGAATCATAAGATTCAACTAAACCCTCTCTGTAACCCTGTGAAGCTCCTAATAAAGCTTGATTTCTTATTACTTTTGTGCTATTATTTGCTTTAAAATAGTCTTTAAGTTTTTTAGCTGCACTTAATTCTCTAATTTTAGCTATCTTTTGACCTTTACTTGCTAGATTTGCGATAGCTCCAACTCCACCTGTTTCAGCCGTTGCTATACCAAGTAAAACTGACTCTGCAACAGAATATGCAGCAAATCCACCAGACGTACCAAAATCTGCTCCATGCTGTAACCACCAATTAGGATCACCTGGATTAACTGCTCCTTCTGCTTCTTGAAAAATAGGGTATTTCTCTTTACCTTCTTTTATCAAATCATTTGACCATTTAAACAAAGCATTCTCATATTCTCTTTCAGCACCTTTAGCAATATCAATAGCTGCCCCAAGATCGTTGCCACTAACTGCCATACCAAATCCACCTACAGTATTATAACCAAACTGTTTAACTGCGTTACCTGCTTGATCCAAAAAAGGTTTATTTTTCGCAATAATTGTTTTCCCTATGTCCTCACGAACATTTTGAGTGGGATTAATACCTAGATTCTCAAATTCCTCTTGCATGACAGGATCAACATTCATAGTACCTGCTCTGTGGTCAATACGTAAAGGATTTGTAGTCTTATACATCTTTCCCGTAGCAGGGTTAATAACTACAACCCTATCTTCAACTTCTACAATTTTACCTGTTGTTAAATCTAAAGCATTATTTTTATTCTGCTTTTTATTTTTATCTCCGTCTCCAAACATAAGTTATATTTATTTATTCATCTCGCTTAATATTCTGGCGATCTGTTCTTTTGATGTAATTTTATATTGTTTTCCGTCTTTGTCTATAAAATAACTTGTACTATTACCATTGCTTAAATTATGTAATGTATAAACTTTATTGGTCGGGTCGCTAAATTCAACTTCCCAAGATGTTTGTTCATCTGTTTGACTATTATAAGTTGTCATACTTATAGGCGAATAAGAATTAGGGTCTTTTGATAATTCATCTGGTGGTCTTGTGAAACCTCTGTTTAAACGATTATAATAATGTAAATAATCTGGATTAGTTTGGTTCAAGAACATATCAGAATTAGCTGCATCTGTACCTTTAGCAAATTCATCAATTCTTTTATTCATGTTTGTTCCTGACAGATGTAACTCTATATCTTGTCCGTTGTAGCCATCAATATGTTGTGCAGCTTCTTCTGTAAATCTTCCTGTAACCACAAAAGAACCATCATCATTTTTTCTGATAGCTTTTTGTTCAAATATTTCCTCATTACTTTCTGCACCTGTTATAGCTCTAATTTCATCTAAACCTCCAATATGAGAATCACTACCCCAACCTGGATTTTTTAATTCTAAAGATTTAACTTCTTTACCGTTTTGTTTAAAAACAGTGTTGTTCACATTAGAAACACCCATAGCTGCTTTTCCAAAACTCCTCCACTCGTTCTTTTCTCCCACAGATTCTACAGCCGTTATTATATTATTATTTTTATAAACAGCAGAGTTCGCTCTGGCTTTAGACCAATCTTCATTAAAAGTTTCCGCTAAATCTCTTAAAGCTCTTTCATCACTATGAGTTAAAGTTGACATAGGATTATTAGGCATACCATTTTTATCAAAAGTTCTTTTAGATTTTTGATTTTTAAGAGTTAGTGCTTCCTCAAAAGTTAAATCATCTAATAAGTGAACTAGATCAGGTCTTTTTTTACGAACATGTGCATCCCAGTCAGAATCTCTTTCTGTAATTAAACCATAACTATCTGCTAAATCTCTTTTAGCGTCTGTCAACTCTTTCCTCTTAAAATCATATTGGGGGGAGTTAGGGTCTAATTCAGATAACTCTTTAGTTTTTTCGTCTACCAACTTACTATAATTGTTATATTCTGGAATAAGATTTTGAAAATCTTTTTGCTCGTACATTCTCTCATTAGTGTCCATATATAATGTACCATCAACAGAACCACCTTTACTACCTTTGTTGTTAGACTTGCCACTGGATTTACTTTTAATATTCTTTTGTTTCCAAGCTTCATAATTTTTTTTATTCTCAAATTGAGCAGCAGCGTCACCTCTCTTTAAATCAGATTTGTATTTTGCTAATTTTACATCTCTGTTATATTTAGTAGTTGCTGCATTTTTTTTATGTGCCAATCTTGAACCTTGTAAATTAAAAGCTTCTTTATAATCTCTTTGACTTTTTCTGTTATCTACTTCTTCTTTAATTCCAATAATTTCTTTTTTCTGAGATTGAGAAACACCCATCTTCTTAACATCTCGCTCAAATTTTTTATCCGCAGCACTACGCCTATGTTTATTTTTGTGGTCTTCTAATAATTTTTGAGCTTCATGTTTTTTAGCATCTCTGGCTGCTTGATTTTCAGCAGTAATTCTTTTTATAACTTTATCAAAACCGTGATCCCTATGTGCCTCTGAATTACCATAGCTATAGTCTAAATATTTATCACGTTCTCCGAAATTTTGTTTATATTTTAATAGTTCTACTTTATTGTTTTGTTTTAACTGTTCTTCAACTTGTGCGCCTTCTATGCCAATTTGCTCTAGTTTTAAAGATAAATCTGCGTCTAAAGCTTTTAGCCTAGCCTTAGCTTCATGATCTAAAGTTTTTAAGGCTAAATCTCGAACATACTTTTGTTGTCCCTCAATTTCGTCATATTGGTTTCTAAGTGTAATTAAACTTTGAGCATTAAGATTTTTATTATTATCTTCTGCTATTTTTAATTTCGATCCTCTTTCTTGTAAACCAAATTTATTTTCTCTTATTTTCTGTTCTTTATTGCTGTAAGTACCTGTAACAGAGGCTAAATCATTATAAAAAGCATATTCAGGGTTTAAAACTCGAACAACTTCTCCTGCGTCTTTTGCAGACAAAGAGCTAAAATCTTCTGGTGATAAAATATTACTCTCTCTATCTAAATAAATAAATGCAGGCACACCACCAGTTGTATTTCCCTCTTCATCTTTTGTAAAAAAACCACTATCCCCTAACAAACTCCCCATTTGAGAAACATAACCTTTAAAATCAGGATGTGCCATTAAAGTATTATGGGCCATCTGTGCAACTTGATCTTCTGTTACTTCTGTATTGTTTATTATATATGTTCCGTCAGGTGTTATTTCTGTGGCCGATGCTTTTAAGTTTTCAAAAACCTTCCTATAAGCTTGGATTAATTCTGGTCTTTCTATAATCTGCTGCCCGTTAAAAGCAGCTTCCGAATCTTCTGTTGCTCTTCCTATTATATCCGAGTTCCAATAATTATTTATTCTATTATATAAATCAGGACTGCTTTCTTTAATTTTTTTGTTATCTTTTAACCATTGTTGTCTTTTATTATATCTATTTTCTATATGAAATAGTTCCCCACTTTTTTTATCCTGAATTAACTCTCTTTGCAATTGCCTTAATTCAGGCAAATATTTTTGATAATTAACAGGATCATTTCGCATTTTTTTTGTTAGATTATCTACCTTACCATTATAATAATTTTGCTTTTCTAAAACCCTATCATTGTCAGCTTTAAAATTAAGGTGACTAATATCATCAATTGCACCCTGAAACAATTCAGATTTTGTAAAGAAGTCCTGCTGTGCTGCCTGTTTCTTTTTTAAAACAAGCTTCATTAAATCTATAGGAGACTTATACATACTATCTGGCAAAAATTGTGATCTTGCACTATTATAATATTGTGACATCTTATTTTTTCTTTTTCTTTTTTGTTACAAATTGTCCTTTGCTGTTAGAAGTTATACCATATTTTTCTAACTCTGTCATTAACCTAAGCATCGCTCTATCTCTTTGAACATCATTTAAATTTTTACCTAAATGCTGTAAACCTAATCCCATATCTGAAAGGTTTTTAGACAAATTACTATAGTAAGCTCCATGATCTTTTTTATTGTTAGTAAGCTTGTTATCTTCACCTTGCATAACAACACTATCTTGCTGATTCTGCATAACAGCCTCTTGATTCAATATACCCATCATAGAGTTACTAAAATCATTGTTGATACTTCTTTCTTGCTGATTTGCCTGTTGAGTTGAGGCTAAATCTAAAGCTCTCATTTGATTCACCCCTCTAGCACTATTTCTACCTCTTTGAATACTTGCATTCCTAGATAGCTCTAAATCTTGCAAGCTTGAATCTCGCATTTGAGCAACAAAATCTTTACTTTTATCTAATGTCTCTAAACCTCTTCTCCCATAATCTTTAAAGCTATTCACATTAGGGGGAGCAGTAGCCCGTGCTTTATGTGTTAATCCAAATTGTCCAACAGTGCCGACAGCAGTACCTAACATACTAAGTGCATTGCCATAAGTACCTACACCCTCACCAGAAGCCACTAAAGGGTTTGTAAGACCTGTTTTATTAGTTTTAGGTTCTTCTTTATCTTCTGGTATATAAAGTTGACCCCCTCTAGGTGTAAAACCGCCAACACCTGTGCCATTCATGTCCCATTCACCTGGTTTTAATTGCTTATCCTTATCATCAAATAAATCCCAATTTCCAGTTTCTTTATTATATGTCCAACCAAAAGTTTCATTTTCATCATCATCTTCTACTGTACCTCCTCCCATAAAATTCTGCTCACCTGAACTAAAATTTTTTAAGGTTTCTTGTATTTTTTTATCATTTTCATTCTCACTCATTAAAGTTTTTAGATTAGACTCTAATGTTTTTTTTCTTAAAGGATCATTTTTTATATCTGGTGAAGCTAATATTTTTTTATATTTATTTTCTAATTTTTCTCTTTTCAGTTTTCTGTCAGCCATTGAAATACCATCAACCTTTATTCGCTTAGAGAAAACATCTGTACCTACCTCTAAGTTAGTTTTAACACCACCTTGTTCATGATCTTTACCTTGAAATTTTACAATTTCTCCATTGGGTTTTTCCGCAACTTCTTTTCCTTCAACTTCAACACCAACTCTTTTCACATTTCCACCCAAACCAAAATTCATATTTGCAGCAGTTCCCATCACCATATTGGCAAAGTCACCTAAACCATTTTTTTGTAAGAACGGTAAATTACCTAATCCACCAGAATTAATACTGGCTTGCATAGCCAAATGACCTAAACCTCGCATACCTATAGTTAAAGGATTAGTTGATGCTTTATATTTAGCATGAGCAATATCTTGTTGATTCTTGGCTAAAACATCATACGGGTTTTTTACATGTGGATAAATTGTGCCACCCGATAAATATTTTACCCAATCTATATTTTTATTTCTTTTACTCATTTTTATATTTATCTAAAACTTGTTTTTTGATTTGTGATGCCAAAATGGAATATTAATTTGGTGTCAGCTAATATATCAAATATTAATCGAACTTCCAAATATTTATCTCTTAATACTTCTAATTCCCACCAATTTTTATTATAATCTATTGCATTCTGGTTCAATACTTTATCAATATAATAATCAACCTGTAAATCTTCAATACTTTTATTGAATAAAGGAACATGATGATTTACTCTTAAATCTCTAACTGTATTTAATGTCCAATCTTTTTCGTTTCTATCAATTTTAATACCATTAATCAAATTGTTCAAAACTTGATTTTCGAGGTAATCATCAAAATTGTTTTCTGTATTTTTTACAATTAAATTAATAAGACCTGTAGTTTGAGTTCTATTGTAAGCAATAAGTTTATTAAACGTGATAAATCTTTCCTCGTAAAAAGAATTATTCTCGTCTTGGTATTTTCTTGCCTCTGTTAGTAATCTAATATAATCCCAAATTTTACTTTGTAAAGCTTCTTCTATAGCTACATAGTCTACTATAAAAGAATAATAAACACCATAATAAGTTTGATAGTGTGCATGTTTATTGTGTTTCCACAGATTATTGTTATCTGTTATCCAAGAATAAAATTTATTTGGTGTATGTAAATAGAAGTTAGGTAAATAGCTGTGCCAAGAAATCCAAGTTTGATTTTTTAAAGAATAACTTATCGTCCAAGAATTTTTTATAATATCTTCGGGTTGAATAGTTAGTTTTATTCCATCAATACATTTGTACTCGATCTCATTTATAGTGCTACCAGGTATCACTCTTTCAAAACACATTTGACAGTTTTCTATGCCTCTATAACACCACCCATCTAATTGTTCTTGGGTAACTGTTTGTTCTATATTATCAAATAATATAACACTGCCATCTTTTAAGCAAATTTCATATTCAGTGTCAGGTAAGATGTTCTCTAATATATTATCTCTTTTAGTAATTATAACCCTGTCATACCTAGAATCATAGACAGAAATAAAACCTGTACCAAAAGGATTTGAAGGGTTATCATTAAATGGGTGTAATCTATTGTTTATTTTAGAGTAATTTTTATTTTCTTGTATATCTAAATTTTCTTTGAACCAAGAATCTAACCCTCTAGTGCTAATCGGATTAATATTACTGCCATTAAAGTGATAGATTTTTCTTTCTCTTTCAGATACAAATATTACACCATTTGGAAACTCTAAAACACTCCATTTATGCTGTGTTCCTGCGGAATGCCCTGTAGAATCTTCTATGATTTTTCTTGGGGGTATACCAAAAAATTCTCCTGTTCCTATAAAACTAATAATATCTCCTGTAACTCTTTCTTGAAAATTTTGAGGAAGATGCCAAAGTGCTTCTTCTGTTTGAATGTATAAGTTATTTCTTAATCTAAATGTATTTGTTATAGCTCCTGTTTCTCCTTCTATATCTCTATAATTATTAGGTAGGAATACTCTATAATTATCTGTTAATTCCTCAGAAAAAGATTGATTAGAGTAGGCAATTCTGTGAGGAAAATTCTCCGCACATTTACTGCAACAGTCATATTGAAAACTTAAATGAGTAAATATTTTTTCTCTGTTTCTTCTGAAATAATCTAAATTAACATTATATAATTCTGCTTTAGTATAACCTAAATAGTTTCTTCCTCCTTTTGCTTCGGGATCAACTGTTGTAAGTTTCTCAATCGCATAAGTATTTAAAGCTAATTCATCATAACCATTTGGACTATCTAAGAAGTCAGTTAATCCTACAGTATTACCCATTCTCCAATTCATATTAACACCAGATTCGATGAAAATATTTGGTAATATATCATGAAAAAACTGAATTTCATCATCAGGGGGGTTTTGAGAAAAAATAGCTTGTGTATCTAAATCATCAACAGTGTCTTTTAGTCCCTGCTCATACTTCTGCTGATATATTATAGAAGTTTGTAGTTGCTTTATTCCACTTGCTAATTCAGATATACCATATCCAATAATACCAAGACCTGCTACTGCTAATGTACCTGCTGAAAATATAGTCAAAGCTGTACCTCCGACAACCGCTAAAACACCTATAATCCAATTTAATATCCCTTTTTTAGTTCTCCTTTCTCTCAGGCGGATGTCATACTGAACTGTACTTAAATAATTCATAGGTGATATATAAGAATCACCATTAAAAAGATTTATAGCACTGAATTGTGCATTGGTAAAATATATAGGGTTATCATTTTCCTTAAAATAAGGTAAAACCCTAAACGCACTGTAAGGGTTATTTAAATCTCTTTTCATTACAACATAAGGTAATCTATCTTTAATTACTGTTGTATCTAAGTTTGTATTAAGTTGTAGAAACCCTATCTTATTGTCTGTGGAAAGATTAAATATTTCTTTTCTATCTCCATTAGTATCTGTTATAGTGTTACCATGTAATGCATCTAAATAAAAAGTTTTAGCTATATCTCCCCCCTGAGCTAGTATGAGATTAACTGATGTAAAAGTGTTGCTGTTGTATCTCACACCAACATGTAAGTCAAAACCATCTGAATCTTCTTCCCGTCTTTTATTTATACTTGGATCATAAGATGTACCTGCTTGAACATCTTGGACTATTTCATCACTCAGTCTTCTTGTATTAATTACATACTCCCCCTCTTGAATATATTCAGTTGTATTTGAATATTCTCTCCCTCTGAATTTGAACTCAGGATGAATCAAAGCCATTACATCCTCTTTTAAGTCTGTTGTATTTGGAGCTAAATGTCCATGAGCAACAAATCTTTCAACCCCTTGTCTTTTTTCAATAATTAAAGGTGTTAATATACCATTGTCTAGTATAGTTTTTTCTTTCTCTGTTCGTTCATTTCGGACTATATAATAACCTATTATCTCGTTATCACCAGGTAATTGTGGTGTTTTTATATTATCAAAACGAATGCCCATTATTTCACTTCTGTAAACAGTATCACTTATTTCTAAATTAGATTGCTCATATTCACCAATATAAGTTAAGCCTGGAACTAAACCACTTACAGGAGAAGGTTGTTCTACCGCACTTGTAAAAACTAAAGGAGAAGTATTTTGATCTATGAAAAAACAAGCTATACCGTTTGTAGGATTATAATTTGTTAAATCTACAGTAATTAGTTTAGTGTAGGTAGTCCCCCCTACTGTATAGGTAACTAAAACAGTTACTTCATCATCAAGATACAAAGGGTTAATATTACCTGCTATATCTAAGCAAAGCTCATAGTTTGTAACTATCTGATTACTACTGTTTTGATAAAATAAAGGCCTATTTACTTCGCTCCTTAAAGGAAATCTATGGTGTCTAATTGGAGTTCCAACTAAGTTTTGTCCTTGTGAATCTACTCCCCAATAACTGTAGTTACAACAAGTTTTATTGTCAATATAAATATCATCTTGTGCTTGATTATCTAAACTCATACTTGATAAATAACCTTGCGCTCGACCTGGTATATGAAAAACAGGAGATTTTGTGCCATCCTTAAATAAGTAAACTATACCAAACGAATATATTTCTCCTGGCATATAACCGACTTTTTCTAAATGATAAACGCCTCTTTTTGGATTATTAGGTATTTCTATATTATTTAAATATATTTCTTCAAACACCAAGTCCGCAGTTATTTGAGATGCACAATTTTGTAATTTGCAATATTCAACATCTTTACCTTTAGTTTTAGCAAGCGTAAGTCTGTTTTCTATTTGCTCTATGTGATCTGCATGAGCAATAATATTTTGAAATTGTTGGACATCTTCTACAGTACCTTTTGTAAAACTTTCATTACCTGTGTAAGTGAAACTGTCTATTTGCAGTGGAATTTCCTTTGTATAAAAGACACCAGAAACTTCTCCACTACCATTAGTCGAATGAATAATAGCTATTCTATAATAAATAAAATTAGCATCTAATTTAGCTAAATCAAAAACTATAGATTTATTTGTTTTTCCATAATTTCTGTGAATCTCTTTTAAATTAGTTGATCCTCTAATTGCGCTATATTCTTTTCCATTAGGATTGTCATTGTAGATAATAACTGTATCGGTCGTAGAAAGCCATTCAGTACCATTAAAATCTTGATCTAAGTATTGTATTGCAAAATTATAAGAACCTGGTAAAAGCTCTCCTGTCTCTTCTGTTTGAATATTAATAATCTCAGGTATTGAATTAGTGGTTTTAAATAAACTAAATTTATCAATATCCCAAATTCCATTAGTATCTTGAAAATCTTCTGGTTTATCTAAGTTAAAAATCATTGGAGGATTATTACAACCATCCACCCAATAAATTGTTCTACCACAACCCCGTCTCAACTTGAAAGTTGCATCAATTTGATTTGTGATTTTGAAACCTAAATCTGCATTTACTATAGTTTTATATCTGCAATATTCATTTAAAATACCTATTTCAGAACTTGTTTCATCACGATTAACCAAAAATATAACAGTATTACCTTTACCTATATATTCTTTACCTATAGGCACATAGTTTTCTGGAAACTCTGCACAAGCAACATTACTTTCTGCATTTCCAATAAAATTTAAATCCCCCTTTTTCGTTTCCTGAATACCATTCAAAACAAAACGATAACTATTTTGTGGTTGATCTATAGGAGAAGCATCTTTAACTATACCGTTGCCTAATCTATTTATATTATTTTTTTCCATGAATATTGCATATAAAAAATGCTCAGAGTTTCCCCTAAGCATCTTTTTTTGTTTTTAAAAATTTAATCTTTCTTTAAACAAGACAATTCACTGTAATATCTGTATCATTATTGCTGTAGTTTGTGATTTGTAAAAACCCTGAACCGTTATCTCCAACAACAAAGTTATGGTCTTGGTAGATAGGTCCATAAACCAATTCATCTTTTACTCCAAAAACTTCTATTTCAGCAGCACCAACCCATTGAGTGCTTCTGCCTATATTAGTAAATATCCTAATATATCTTGCAGTGACATTATTCACTGGAAAAATATCAACATCAAAATCTACTCCGCTTGAAGTTAAATTTGTTTCTATATCCAACCAGTTAACTCCGTCATTACTTGTTTGGATATTAAAATCTAAAGGTTGCCAATTAAGCCAAGACCAATATATCTTTAAGCTTTTTAAAACAAAACTAGCTCCTAAATCAATTCCAGGAAGAGATTTATTAATAGTTCCTGGACTTAGATTATTGTAAAAAAGTTGTGTGTAATTATTATCTATAACCCTATTTTCTCTTAAAGTATCTGAGACATTATCAGGATCAACTACACCAATTGGTTGTATTTCTTCTGGTACTTTTGGATAACTCCAACCCCAAATACTTAAAACTTGATCGGGGGGACAACTAAAAGTTACAGAACCTCCGCCACCTGGTACATTTAAGGTCTCCTTATCTATTTTTAAACCTTTACTTATATCTAAACTCATATTATCTTTTTTATTTTTAAATTGTTAGTTTTGAGCCATCCCAATAAAGTTCAATATAATCTCCTTGTGTGTCCATATGATCGTAGACTATACCTGTGTTCGGACAAGTCCATGATATTACAAAAGGGTCTGTGCCTGCTTTTCTTATTGTAACCCTACTACCTGGACACATATTATTAGGTGAAAAACCTGTAAAATCTGTATCTGATCCCATACCATAAACTTCAATCATTAGATGATCTAAGCATATACCTAAAGGTGGAGGGTTAGGGTCTATGTTAACACCTAATTGGATTTCTCTCAACATCCAATTGTAGTCACAGCATTCTTCTAAATCTTCTTCTAATGCCTCTACTCTGGTATCTAAAGCCTCAATTGCATCTTCATTATCTGAACAACATTGTTGTAGGTTTGTTATATCAGTGTCGTTTGACTGTATTTGAGCAAGCAAGTCTGCTATATCAGTGTCATTAGATTGAATTTGAGAAAGTAAATCCGCTATAGCAGATGTATTTGTTGCACAACAGGCAGTATTAGCATCAACTTGATCTTGTATATCACCTAAAGGTACATTAGCTAATGCAGCTTCAAGCAACAGGATAGCTTTAGCATTGCAACAGATTTTGCTCCAATGTTTACCGAAAGTTTTATTAATTTGTGTTATATTACCGTTAGCCATAGTTTATTTTTTATAGTTTTATTTTTAATAAAGTCGTCTTGGGTCATTTAAATAATCTAATGTGTTAGGTTGTCTCCTTCCCAAATTACCATAAAAAGTATAGTATTGATTTGAGTTTGGTATTAAATTAAGCCTTTGTTCCATTGCATTTTGTTGTTCGTCAAGACTTTTAGGCATTTTTGCATTGTTTCTTGCTTGTTTAGCATATCGCAACCAATCTCTTCTCATTTTTTCTGGTAAAGTGGTCTTAAACCCTTCCTGATTGTTCCATTGGTACTTTTCTGACAATTTCCATTTTATATAATAACCTATAGCTGAAATGTGATTTGGTTCATCTACGATAAGTGGAAATCCCGTTTCTACATCAATTGGCATTTGAAGATAAGATAAAGCAACTAAACCTTCTTTGAAAGAAACACGAAGAATTTTATTTATATCTCCTGCGATAGTATACTCATCAATACAATTTATATATGGGGTTTGATCTTTTTCTCTGCAAACAATACTATTAAAAAACGTATGGTTACTTAATCTTATAGGAGTAAACCTATTTTGATTTCTATAATAATTGCTGCCTACCCATTCACTGTATCTCCAATCTATATCAATAAAAGGTCTGTAGTAAGAGGTTTTTAATTGTCCTATAATATTGCCATGACAGTCTAAAAGACAAGGTGTACAACCACAAGGTTTAATTTCTTCTGGTTCATCTTCTTCTGCTGTTTTTTCTAAACAACTACACACATTTTCTTGATCTTCATTTTTAATCCAAAAATTATCTCTGGCTACTTGAATAATACCTACCATATATTGAGGCAAAGCTGCTTGGTAATTATTGACCTCTAAAAAAGTTACTTTCTCTATCTTAGTTGCATAAACCAATAAATGCTCCATCGCCTGCCCTGCCCATTCAATAATGTCAGTTCGACTAATATCTTCACCTGTATCTCTTTTAATACTAGATATTATTCTATTTACTGTAGTGTAGTTATACAAAATTATCTGTTGTTTTTATACGATTTACCAGTTTTAGCTAGTCGGCTTAATTTTTTTCTATGATTGACAGCAGACTTAAAACTGTAAAACCATGCATTATTTGTTTTTATCCCCCTCCTATTCCAAGTTAAAGAATAAATATATCCGTCACTTTCATCATTCAAATAATAGATAAGTTTTTTAAGTTTTCTCGCATCTTCGTTTCTTTTCCAGTAAGCTTTAGTAGACTTCCAATCTACAGGTAGATTAGTAGGTTTTCCGTTCTTATCATATTTAACTTTCCATTTATTTCCTCTGACACACAACGAACCCATATTAGAAGGTAATTTCACCTCTTTACCTTTTTCTACAACCTCATTCATCGTAAATTGATGAAATTTTTTTATCAGTTCTTTGAACTCAGATAAGCTTAATTTTGGTTTTCCTACTAAAGATTCATATAAATTATATACCTCGACTTCCATATGAGATTATTATTTTGTTTCCTCTTTTACATTATCTCTGAAATTATTTGTACTATCTTCTCTCATTTGAGAAAATAATATAACAAGTTCATTTACTGCTAATTCTATCATAGGTTCAATCAAATGTCCATCAATAGCAAAGTTTTGATCATTGAAATTTAAACAATCGCTATTATCTGTTTCTACATCTTCTTTAGGGCAGAAACTAGGAAAAGTATCCGCAGCTAATGTATCTTCAAAGATAGCTGTAATAGATACCACTCTAGGGCCTTTTAACCAAGTAAAGTAAAAATATTCATTCTTTATATAATAATCAGGTACACCACCTGCATATTTATTACCTGAACTATCTTGTTTACTCCCCCATGTTGTAGGTTCATATCTAATACTACCGTCTACTGATGTCACAGACTGAATCTGATCTCCATATCTATTAGCTAAAACTTTAGGTATTGGGTGTTTAGTTTTTAATATTTCGCATCCGATAGGAGGTAAACAAGGACATTCATGAGAAGGTGCTTTTATTAATTCAACACAATCTAATGTTTGATAAACCCATGAACTAAGTTTTTTCCTTTTGTCAAGCTCTTGTTTAACTAACCTAGCTCGAACTGTTAATAGTTTATGGTATATGTGCGGAGACGTTAATCGGGAATCATCCGATTCTGCGCCTTTTGAGTATAGGCTTTGAACTCTTTGCACCAACTCTCCGTTTGTTGTCATAGTAGTTAGATAAAAATAGTTTTAAAGGTTTACGTAAATCTTCTGTATTAAAGACTTCATATCCACCATCCTTTTTTAAATGCACAAGCTTTCTTCCTCTCACTTTTACACCAGGTACTTGTTCTAGTAGAATCTGGTAAAGACTGAATTGAATTTGATATTTATTAAAGGAATTTGCAACAAAATTATGAAAAGGACTTAAAAGTTTTTTGTTACCAAAACATTTAAATAAATCCTTATTCGTTTTGTAATCTATAATAGTTAATTCATTTGTTTTAGTGTTTATTAACACCAAATCAGCCATACCACCAAACATATACTTCTTATGATACATTTGTATCTCCGTTTCAAAAACTTTAAAATGACTTGGTATAGATTTTAAAAAACTTAGAGCAGCTTCTTCACATGGATGTTTCGGTTTGAGGTTCAAATTTAGGGCAGCCAATTCTGCAAAATAATGAACAGATGTACCTAAAGCTAGACTTATTTCTGATCTATATTTCCACAATCTGTTAGTAGAGCCTGTTGGTAATTTTAATTTTTTATCTATATTCAGCGATATAGCATAAAAATCAACTTTATCTTCAAAAACTTTTGTTAATGCGGATACAGATGTAGATAACACCTTATCTCCCACAGAGTATTTGTGTGTTTCTTCTTTAAATTTTAAGTCTTTAAAATACTGTTTAACTTTTTTATTTAAGTTTTCCATAACACACAATATACTAAAAATTATTCAGACTTGCCAGTATTGTTTATAAAACTTTCAGTCATCTTTAAATACCTTTGTTCTAAACTCACAAAAATGGTATCAATCAACTGAAATAAATAAGGTTTTATTCCATAATAATTTTCTAGGTTTTCTCCTATTGTTAAATATTCCTTTATACTTGTTAGAATTAAAGGTGCTATTAAAAGCGATACAACGAGAGTAAAACCAGGTAGTATTAACAATAAGACTGATATTAGAAATGAATATAATAATAGCCCAAAAGTTTCTCCGACAGTTTCCCCTATTAAATCACAAGCGGTTTTATTTTTAAGTTTTTTATTTAATAAGAATTTTGAGCCAAGTTCAAAGAGTATAAATATTTGAGTAACAACAGTAAATATACCAATATACATTAAAGGTTTTATGTTCGCCTCAATTTGCAATAAATCAATAGCTTCCTGAAAAGATACTATGATTACCGTAACAATAGCTAAATGAACAAAATTTAACAAATCCCAACTTAATTTTAACATATTAATTAAATACGTTATTGCTATGTTCAAGCTCATATTATTAAATTTATATAACAGTTATTGTTACTTGTCTGTCTACAATGAAATTATCATCATGCGTAATAACCCTAATATTGAATCTATGAGTACCTACAACAAGATTTTGAACTTCTAAATCTTCCTGATGTGGATTTACAAATATTGTAGTGTTCGGTGTTGATATTTTTGTCCAATAAATATCGTAGCCACCCGTACCTGTATATTGAATATTTGCATCAATTATATGGTCAATGTCAGTATCCCCACTAGGTATTGTGATTGTTTCATCCCCATTTTTAAAAGTTATTATTGGTGGTTGATTTGGGTTTTCTTCTTTTACAATAATTAATTCGTTATCTGAATCACAGTAGTTGTCCCTGTTTTGAAAAGCATTTTGGTAAAAAAGTTCTACGTTATATTCACCTTGATAACTGTCATCTGGTATATAAATTAAATTACCTAAATCTACATCTGATTTTGTTATTATTAAAGGTAAATCACTTGCAGACAGAAATATATTGTAATATTTAAGTTGTCCATTTGGTATAACAAAACTTGTTAGTTTTATTTTATCAACATTTGGTTCAGTTGCTAAATCCGACCAAGCAATAGCATATGTTTCTCTGTGATCTATATTTTTAACGGTTGAAGTTTCGCATTGAGGGGTTTCCTCACAACAACCTTCAAATATAATTTTTACAGTTGCTACGTTTGACAATAAAGGGTCTGTTGGATGGTCGTCTCTTACTTGAATCGTTGTCTCCGATTCAAAGGTAGATTCCTCTGAGGGAACTCTAACCTCGACTAATTCATCTACAACCAACAATTGATCTAATATTAATAGATTATCTAAAGTATCTGCAAAATCTTGTGATGTTAATACATCTATAATAGGACTTGTTTTGTAAATAATATTCCAATCCATAGCTCTTAAATCAGGTAATGTTGAGTATGGGTTACCTGCCCCTAAAGGAGTGTAAACATAATTTTGCATTTGGGTAACCGTAAGCAAAGAAACAACAGGCAAACTTAATATAGAATCAATTTGAGAGGATGATAATATTGTTGCCTCAAAAGCAGCGAGCGAATGTAAAATAAAAGGTCTTATTGTTCCCGCATTTTTAATAACAGGGTACAAAATACCTTTAAAGCTTTTTAGATATGGGTATATATACTCTTTAAAAATTGTGTAATCTGTTGTATAGCTGTTGCTTGGTTGAATTATATTGTCGGAATTAAAGCCTGCTGAAAAACCGTGATATTTAGGGTTAGATTCATTAATAAAGCTTAATATTACAAGTGATCTGTTTTTCACAAAACCTTTAAACTCATCAAGTCCAGGTAAAGATACTATACCCTCTTTATACATCTGCCTTAACAAAGCTTTTACTGGCGCATTTAGCCATCTTTCATAAGTTTCAACCTCAACGCTTAAATCAAGAATATCTCCAAAGGTATCTCCCCCAAAACCAGGTGCATGTGTGTTGTCTATTACACTATTATCAACGTCATTTATGATTAGACTACCTGCAAAATTAGGATTGTTGGTTTTAAAAGTGTTCCACCACTGAAACACAGTGTTTTCAATATTTGTTGTATCCTCATCACTAAATGAACCAGTTCTATCAATATCAATATATACAATGGTATCATTTGGTAAAGTTGTCTGAGTTCTTTCTAAACATTGAAAAACTGTCTCATTTGTTGTATCATCATGAATATCTAAAACATTACAATTAAAATAGTTGTCTATATAATCTTGTTCTAATATCTTGATTATCTTACCTTCACAGGGATTTGAACCCCCTACATTTTTTATTAAATATACATAATCATTTTGTAACTCCCCATCACCCATAGAAACAGTTATATTAGGTGTGTATATGTTATTAACTATTAATGGGTTACTGTCTATCAATATATTACCTGAGTTAGATAAAAATATTATCTCAGATATACCATGACCTTCATCATCTTCATAATCAAAAATAAAATCTGATAGATTCAAACTTCTTGGTAATGTATCTTGAAAACAGTAAGTTTTTTCATTGTCACTTATTCTCGGTGCGGTATTAGGGACATCATTGTTTCCTCCATCATCTCCCCCCGAATTTCCACCAGGTATAATTATTCTATTTCCTATTCTACAAATTTGTCTGCAACTCTTTTTTAATTCTTCAATTAATTTTGCCAATTTACCTAATTGTTCGTTATAATCTAAACCTTGCTCTAATCTAGCAAGAGTATAATCATAAGTAAGCATTAACGTATTCAACAGTTGAATCCCATCTGAATTTTGTTCACCTAAAACAAAACTTAAATTTATATTGTTTGAAATACTCCCCAAAAGAGATTCTATGTTTAGATTATTGTCCATTTTTTAAACTTGTATTATAACATTATTTTCAACTTCAATATTTGTATTTCCGCCACCTATAGGCGTATATGTTAATCCAGAACAAGAACATTTGTCTCCACAAATATCATCTAGTTTCTTCATTATTTTAATAGCCTGCTCATAGTACCCCATTTTTAAAGCTTTCTCTAAACCACTAATCAAAGTGGAAACAAGGTTTACATCTGGTGTACAGCCTTCTTTATCACTAGCAGTACTGCCATCACAATTTGAAGATTTGCCTAAATCTTCTTTAGAAATTGTACCACAATCACTTATCTCTATATTAAAAATAAGATTTAATAAGCATTCATAAAATTTAGAAATATTTCCGACTGGAAAAGTATAACTCCCATCACCACAACCTACATTTTGTGCAGGACAAGCAGCACTTATAAATTCAATAAAATATACAGAAGAAAAATCTTCTTTACCAACATCTGTAGGAACAATATTAAAATTTTCTTGCAAACCACCATTTGTAAGTAAAGAAGATAAATCAATAGCATCTGTAGTAGACCTATACGTATCTATATCCCAAAATAATATCTGAGTTATAGGACAACCCAAAGTAGACATTACATCTACTGTTAGGTTATCTAAATTTTGATTCACTTGTATGCTATTTACTGTAATCATATCTGTTACGATATACCATCTTCATCTGAGTTATCAATACTTGGTATATCAGGGTTGCCGTCTTGGGCAGTCGCATCATCTAACATTGGACCTAATCCATCATCTTCTAAAATAGCATCTAAGATACCTAATAAACCATCTCTAGCAATATTGCTTCCATCTGCATCAAAAGCTACTATCGTCTCCATACTTGCAATCCTGCCTCCGCTCCCTGAATAAGGGTACGCATCGTAGGTTATCTGCATCATGTGATAGTTCTTTTTTGAATCTGCATTAAGCTGTGTACCTGGTTTTGGTAAGCCTGAATATGTAAATTTATAGTGGCTACCTTTACCATTCCACGCAGACGCAAAGTTTTCAAGTTCTTTTAAATCTGCACCAGATAATTCGGGCAAAACCATATCCTGAAAATACTCAACCTCTCCGTTGCAATCGAAGCCATCTTGTAAAAAAGCTTTGATCTCTGTTCCTCTGATCTTATTATAATTTAATGAGATATTACAAAAGTCGGATATTTGCATAGGACTTGAAGTAATTTCAACACCTGTACACACTCTATCTTCTTCTGCTGCTGCATCGTTGAAAGCAATAAGTATATCTAAGTCTGCTTCGGAAATTACATCACCAACAGCATAATCCGCACTTGTGCCATGATCAGATGTAGTAATCGCCTCTGTTGCATAAGCTGTAGCTGTGTAAAAAGTAGTGTCTGCATTGTTCAACGCTTCTACCATCTTTTTTGTTAATTCATTACAATTTCCGTTGGCACATGAGCAATCACAACCTTTGCAACAACCTGTAGTAACAGAGAATCTATTTGAATACGTATTAGGAAACACCACACTCATTATCTTATCATTAAATAAGTCTAACTTAAAAGTGTATGTTGTCCCACACATAGCCTTGTAATTTTTCAATCTAACAATCGAAGGTTTAGCTTCAACATAACCTCTGTAGTTGTATTGATGTATGTGTTTCCTCCATATCCTAACACCAGAAGATTGTTCTATTCGGTCTACATTTCCATCTCCACTGTCATCTACACCTAATGCAATGAAAAAACTTTTTGGGATTGTGCTTCCATCTAAAGCTGTTTGATCTTCATACCCAAAGACACCTATTTCCCCTACACCTATATCGTGTATATGTGTTCCTACTGCGGTTGGAGGTAAACTGCCATCTGGTATAAGTACATTATATACATTATTATTATGAACTGCTGACATTTTTATTATATTGTTTGGTTAAAGCTTTGTAACTTATTTAATTTAAGGTTATAGTCCCCATTTTGGGAATAATTCGTAGCTAGTGCTACAGCAATATCTACAATTTCCCTGTGTGTGTGTTCGGGTAATTCACAATCTACCCTACCAGTTAATGTAGTATTTCCTGCATCTAATCGGTTATAACTACCCACACCTGTTGCACTTATATTAAAGTCTTGTGCGTTATGCATATACACCATTTTTCGGATGTAACTTATGCAGTAACGCTCTACTGTAAAATCTCCATTAGTGTAAAATTTAATATTGTTTTGATAAATCAGCGCATTAACAAATCTCCAATTAAAATTTGATCTATCAAACTTGGATTCATTAAATTTATCGTCATGTTGCCTCAGCACTATTCTTGCATGTTGATCTTTACAAGAACCTTTTGAGACCTTAGCGTAGCTTCTAATATGATGCCAATAATCGTCAGGCAAAACACCTATATTATTTGTGACAGGTATTTCATTGTTAGTATCATTGTCATTGTTAACAACAATTGTTCTTATATCGTCTAAGGTTCGTTGATTGACCTCAAAACCTAAATGATTTCTCAGTCTAGGTTTTGCGATCAATTTAACAAACAACTCAGATGCTTCGTTAAGCAACCAGTCAATTTCAGGAACTACTAAGTTTCTGTGATTTTGAGTATCAACCTTGTTATGTTTAAACTTAAAATCATAATGCATTTCCCTAATAGTCATGAAGTATTAACTTTGTAAAGCTTGCTTAATAATAATTCTCATATTTTGGTTCTCAGGGGAGGATAATTTTAAAATAACAGTGTCTTTACTTTCCCCAAGCTTATCTCCCCCATAAAAAATACCCTCAATACCTCTATCATCTAAGACAGACTCCATAATAGCAGTTTCAACTAATGCCGACACTGCCAGTTGAGTTGCATCTTTTTGAAGATATTCTAAAACAAGTTTAGGGTCTTTATTGATTAAATCATGAAGCTCTGCTGTTATATAACTATCTTCCTTATTTCTTAGGTTGGATTTGTTAATAACAACTAATATCTGCTTTTTCTTTTGAACAGTTAGATCAAAACATTTAATAGTTGCTTGTCCCACCAAATCAGCATGTTTAGCACGTTTTTCTATGCCTTCTGTCTCGCTATAGATGTAGTGTGTATGTTCATTTTGAATTTCAGCCTCGCTATTAGCTACTGTATTACAATCATATAATATTTTATACTTGATGTATTGGTGTGGGTCTGAAATATCCATCATTAGTGTGAAATTAGGTAAGTCCACTTTACCCAATGATGTGTCCCAATACTTATGAGCTTTTCCTGGCTTAAATAAAGAATCAAGATTCATCCCCGTCAACATGGAATAATATTCCTTCTCTGTAAGTTTGTCTTGATTTCCTTCACTATCAGGGTAAGTTTTGTCCACCTCATTCAAACCTGTCATGTATCTACCAGATTTAACTAATGCTCTTTTTGGAGTTTTAGCTTTTATATCTTTATCCTCCGTGTAATCTTTTATACGAGGATAAGATTTATCCTCTCTCTTAACAGGTTTAATTTGAATAATATTAGCTTTCATAATATCTTATGTATTTTTGTTTAATTAATAACCTCTCGCAAGGTAAAGCTCTCCGCATTTAGATACATCGACAATACCTGCTCCACAAACATCTTGAACATGCATTGAAGTGTATGATCCTGCATGGGAAATATACATAGATTTCTGTCCTTTAGTTGCTGGACCAAAAGGAGTATGCATACCATTTAAATAACCAAATGCAGCAGCACCTTTCTTTTTAACAAGATGTATATTACTTCCACCATTTTCACCAGTGAAATCAAGAAAAGTGAACCTCTGACTTTCAATAGGTCTACCTGTTTGTTCATCAATTGCCATATTAATGTTTGGATCATCATACAATGGATTATGTTCCAAAGTAAGTGTAGCACCATTAACAAACTGATATTCTACTATCTTATGCCCCATAGAAAGAGCATTTTTATGTTGGGAAGATTTCACCTGAGAAGAAACCATATCTGCATTGATAACAAAACCTTTTCTTTTTTGCCAATCTAACATCGCATCAGAAAAGATTTCCATACCATACTCCCCTGTATATGCCTTCATACGTCTTTGTTCCGTAGAAGGAGAAGTTTTGGAATAAAACACGCTCATTAAGTAATCTCTTAGCAATTCTCCTGTAAGAACACTATAAGGCTCTCTGTAACTTTTTTCCAACTGTTCATGAATACCTGCACCCGAAGTTACGGGATAACCATTTTCATCTAATACAGTGTCCGTGCTTCGAGAATACCAAAAACCTCTTTCTAATTCTCGATGCCATTGTTTCCAGTAAATTGCCTCTGCGTAAGGAAACCACTTTTTATGCGCTTTTCCATTGGCATCAATAATTGCCATAGATAAAACTTCTGATTGTGCATAATCAGTAATTTCATATCTTTTCGCATACTTACTTAATTTATTAGATAATTCTAGTTTTTTTGTGAATTGTGTAGAACCTCTAAGTTTATTAGCTTCCCCGTACTGGCTAAAGAGTTTTGCCCATTTTTGTCCAGGTCGAACATACCGAAGATTAACATACTGCTTACTGTTGTTGCCCATCAATTGAAAAGTATATACCCAACCATTACCGTGCCGACTTGCTCGACTCATACATCTGGCTTGAATATTTTTTGGGCCTTCTCCTGCAACTATTACATCACCAATCAAGAGGAAATTTGTATCAAATTTCAATTTAAAACTGGTATTTAAATAACCTAATTTTTGGTTACTTGCAGGCATTACATTAGAAATAATTATAAGTGGTCTAACATGATTTGACTGTAAATCCCAACCATACTCTAAGCCTTCTACTTCTTTTTTATATCTCTTATGAGAAGATAAAATTTTCATTAACGGATTCTCCGACCAAATTTGAGAACTAAAAAGATGATTCATTACACCAAACATCTGTTTAGGTTTGTTCCTAAGATCGTTACCTAAGTGGTTCAAGTTGGTCATATTGGCGTGTATTTTGCCGACCTCATATACAAGATTGTTACCTAACATTTTTGTGTTATTAGTTATTTATTGAGTTTCTTTTATTATACAACAGTAGATAAAAATTCAAATAAAGGATCACTATTGTCATCTACCGCTTTATTGTTCAACTGCTCTCTAACTTTTTGAGTAGCTTTTGTTGCTAATTTTTTGCTTAAAAAACTGAAATCAAAATCTGATTGAATTATCTTTCTTAGTAGAGCAGCTTTGGCAGGACTATTAAATATATCTTTTAAGCTTTTCTGAAAATCGGTAACATTTTGCCCATCTTCGGAAGTGAAAGTTGGTGTTAAATAGAAATCGGCTGTAGCTTTTTTATCTTCTTCGCTAAAGGTGAAACCTAAATCTTTATTTTCAGCATTTAAATATTCATTAATACTTCTTCTAAAATCTAATCTTTCTTGCTGTAAAACATTTAATCTATCTTTTTCAACTTGGGCTATCTGTTTTTGTTGTTCTACTAACTTTTTTTCTTCTTCTTTCCTAGCTAATTTACCTTTTTCATATCTCATTAAAGATTCCTGCTCTAATAAATCTTCTTTTTTTAGGAATTTTATATTTTTTTCAATATAATCTGCATCTCTCCCCTCTATGCTTAAAGCATTTCTTACAACTAATTCTTGATTTTCTGCATTTGTTAAGTCTAAATTTAGATCAACTTTTTTGTTTTGCTCAGATATATTATTGATAAAATCTTCTAATTTACCTCCATTTAGTACATAATGATTTAGATTAATCAGATTTTTTGGGAGTTTTTTAAATTGTTCTTCAATACCAGTGACAACCTCTTGCCCCAATTTATTTTGGTATATTTCTTTATACCGTTGATTATTCACTGTTTCCCATGTTTCTCCTTCTTCTAATAAGTCATCTTCCCAACCAAACAAATTTTTTGTTCTTTCCTGTTTAGGGTTAACTTCTTCTGTTTTAGGTTCTACTTCTGCATCCGAGTCAAAGTTATCGAAAATACTTGCTCCACCTTCTAAAGCTTGTAAAAAACTATTAGTTTCTTCTTTTTTCTTTAATGAAGAAGGTTCTTCTGTAGGTTGCTCTGTGTTATTGGGTTTACCTTGTTCGGGACTCCAAAAGTCATCGAAAATACTTTCCATATTGCTGAATATAATTTATTTTATTTTAATTACCAAAAATTTCTTGGTAAAAAAGAAATATTTATAGTTAATATACTATTATTTACTTTTTACTTTTTGTTTTTCTAAACTTAATTTTTTGTTGTCTACTTGTTTTTGATGTTTAAGTTTATCTTCCTCTAAAGTTAATTTTCTAGCTGTCACATCTGCATCTACTCCAAATTTAGCTATTTCCAAAAAGTCGTTTTTTCCGTCTCTATCTTTATCAATATCAGGGTTGTAACTCATGCCAACTAATGCATTCTCAGTTATAGCTAACTCTGTTTTAAGTCTGTATTCTTCTGATTGCATCTCTAAAGCATCTCTGTGTCTTTGACGTTCCATATTATCTAACCTTGCTTGCTCCTCTTTCTTAGCTTCAATTTGCTGTTGTTGGAGGTTTTGCTCCATTTTTCTTCTTCGAGATTCAGCTAATTGCAATTGTTCAGTTGCCTCTTTTATGCCATTTTGTCTCAATACAACTAATATGTCAGAAAATTCTATTCGTTGATTCTGTAAAGCTGCATGTGCCAGTTGTCGGATAGTATCTTGTGCTTCCTGTGTTTTTAAACTGTTTGAAAGAAATAGCCCAAATGTGGTTTGAGTTAAATATTCTTCGTTTATTAATAACTCTTTGGTCATTTGGTCAACGACATACGTAAGTTTTTTTCCGTTCTTACCTGAATAAGCAAACCTACTAAGCTCTAACATATGAGTTAAAACTTCTTGTTTAAATCTTTCATGGAGATTAAAGTAATATTCTAATATATAACTTTTCTGAACAATATTTTGTCTAGTATTAGATACTGCTGCATCTTTGGCTATCTGACCTTCTACATCAGGTGTAATACCCACACTCTCTCCTGCTAATCTTTTTATATATTCTGCGAGATTTATGTAATAACTAATCTCACCTCCTCTTGATCTGTCGATTACTTTAGCTAAAGCATTAATATCATTATAATTAACCCCTTCTTCATTGGGGTTTAAATAACCTACACCTGTTGCATCTAATAAGTGTTCAAAAGTTGTTGTAGGAACATCGCTTGAACCAGATACAGCATTAATATTTAATAGTAAATTCTTGCCCTTATCCTTAGCCATTACCAACTCTAACCTATACATAATTATATTTAAGTAATGTTGGTAGGTTCTTAGTCTTGACATAAGTGCAACAGGTTCACTATTCATATTGTCACAGATAACACCAAAGTAAGGAAGTTTACCTCCTAAGTTATTTGGGTCTGTGAATTGTCCAGGTAAAGGTCGTAAATATGCATAAATATCGTCTCCAAAATCCCAACCTTCATGTATTTCATTTAACCACTCCCACTTTATATCTATATCTCCCATTTGTTCATTATAAATATAATCTTCATCGACAATCCTTTCTTGCTCTGTACCTTCTTCGTCTATATATGTTAAAAACCCAATCTTTCTTAGGCTTTTCCAAACACAGTGTAATACCCTTCTTCCTTTATCTCCTTCTGTCTCTTTATGGTTAAAAATACCTTCGGCTAATAATTTTTCTCCTAGTGTTCTGTTTTGATGTAATATTTTATCGAGATCACCTTTTTTTAACTCTGATCCAAAATATTTGATTATATCACTGTTAGAAAAATAGTGTTCACAAGTAGCCCAATCTCGATCTTGAATAGATTTATTTGAATTATCTGGTGCATAATTTACTCTTTGTGAATTTATGTCAATTGAATAAGGTTCACCATTTAACATCCCAACATACATCACAGACTTAGCACTTAGCAGAAAGTGTTTAAAACACCTGTTAAATTTTTCATCCATTTTATTTTTTAAAACTAAATACTCCAACAGTTGAGAAAACATTATTTCAGCAGGGTCTTGATGTTTCCTATTCATATACTTTTCAACATCAATTGGCGTTTTATTTTCCATTTCTTTGCTGAGTTTTTCCCTCAACTCTTTTATCTCATTTTCATTTAGCTGTCTGCCTTGTGTTTCCTGTTGAAATTTTATTTCTGCTTCTTCTCTTAAAGGTTGCATCAAAGTGTCAACAGTAAATTGTCTAACTTTATTGAAATAAATTTCTTCTTTTCTATTAGTCGCATCAGGATTCGTTGCAACAAATTTCCAAGAACTACCCCTTTTAATTTCCATACCTAAAAGAGTACGTATTTTTCCGCTAGATATATCAAAGTTACGCATAGTAGCAGGGTATTCTCTTCCTGTTCCATGAGGTTGACAAACATATAACAATTGTTTCATTATAACTTTGTTATTAAACATGTCATAATTAACTTGGTTGTCCGCAAATTGACTGTGACCAATTTCACCTGCGGAATAGATACCACTAACATGACTACCTTTAAACCTATTCATCTCAGATATATACCAACTTCTTTTCTTTTCTTTTCGAGTTAATCTGATTTTTTCCTTAGTTGTACCCATAACTGTCGTAATCTCTTTTATATATGTTTTTAGACATTTTTTCTAGGTCTTTGAGTTTATTATTTGCATTACTGTTGTCATAAACCTTACCTAACACCTCCTCCTGAACTTGAAAAAGACACATAATTAAAGCAGAAATTAAATCAAAATTACCTTCTCGATAATGTATTAATTCTTCTAGTAACCTTATAGAGTTAATTTTATCAATTGTTGTTATCTTTTTCCCTTCTTCGTCATGGTCTAAAACTTGAATTAACCATGTCTTAATATATCGTTCTCCTGCATCCTTTAGAGGTTTACTCATATGACAACCAAATGTTCTTGCTACTTTAGAGTTTTTAGTGCTTTTACTTATCACTCCATCAGGCTGTGTAGCTAAAAGTCTTAATTTTTTATTTCTTTTGAAATAGTTTACAACACCTGTCACTTCATTTTCATGCATTATAGTTGTATTATAAAATATAGCAAGTTTAGCTGCTATCTCATCATTTTTATCTGTGTCATCTCTTCTTCCTATAAATTCAGCAACGATTATATTCTTTTTAGCACTATTCCTATGTACACCTTTATATACAATAATAGCAGCAAGTGAAGTGCCTTGATTTTGTCTAACAGGATCATAACCAATTTTATATAAACCTCTTGGTGGATTAACCACAGGCGGTTCATAAATCATTACACAACCTCTTTGATCTTTAGGTAAGTTGATCCAACTTGTGATAGGATTAGCTGTTCCATCAAGAATAACTTTCATTTTAATACCAATACCATCCTCTGTATAATTTAACTTAACAGGTATACCATGTCTATTCTGTAAATCATTAGCTTTAACATATGCTAATCTTTTCTTTAATTCTAAAATAGGAAAGTTATTAACGGAAACTGCCCCAAAAGCTTCACTAGGACTTAAAGGAAATTCTTGCATGTGTTCTTGCAGTGCGGTTGAATCTGCTCCATTAGCCTTTAAATCTTCTCTAATATCTAACTCATTTTGTTTTGCCTCCTCTATTTTTGAATTACCTTGCTTATCATAGTAACCTTCTAAGTTCCAACTAATAGGGTGAAAGAATCCGCATTTTGTACCTTTTAAATCTTCATCCCATATGTTTTCAAACGCTAACAAATTATATGCCAGAGGGTTACTGTGCATATCTGCAAAATCATATGTTCCCCCCTCCATGTCACCAGATGTATTGTGGGATATAAAATTATTAGTTAAATAAGTGTGTGTATATTTTGTACTTAAATTGTACACATTTTGTAGTCCCAATTTTTCAACTTTAAGCACCTTTCTTCCTATTAAATTTTGCAGCTTATTATTCTCAATGAAAAAATCCCCCTTTTCAATAGTATGAAGATATTCATAATCTGTTATTTTTTCATTTCTTCTTTTCTGTAAATCCCAAGAGTTTATTCTGTTTTTTTTCTTTTTTACTTTTAATTTAATGTGTTTTTTAAAGTTTCTTAAACTTTTAATGTCACATATCTCCAAGCTATAACTGATGGTTCTTTTTATTGTACTGGTTTTGCCTGTGACATTTGATTTCAAAATTACAGATTTTTTATTGTCTCTTTTATAAATATTAGAACTAATACCTAACTTAAAAAGTTGTGTTTTGACTTCTTCCAATAACTTTTTTACAACACTGGTTAACTTAATACATTTTTTCAACCCTACTGCACTGATATTTCCATCTGCATCAAAATAACCAGCTAGTAATTCACAAACATCTTCTTTTTTATATTGCCATATATTTGAAGGTAATCTTTTACTTTTTTTGGTTTGTCCATATATACCTAAAAGTCTTAATTCTTTTTGTGATCCCTTTAAGGTGACATACCTAAAATATGGGATTTCACTAGATTTACCTTTATATATACTATACGATGTTTCACTTTCATCTAAATAAGTCAATAGTTCGGGTTCAGAGATAGCAATTTGAGGGCTTGAATTTTGTCCATAATATCCATCTCCAATTAATAAACCTACAAGATAGGGTTTCCAAATTCTTTTCTGTCCAAATTTAGGCATTTGCAAGGTCTGTAGTAATATATCCCCTACTTTAACATCTTCTGCTCGTTTAAATGTTGCTGCTTTATTTTTACCTTTTTTATACCACCTTTTAGTCCACAACAAAGGATGATCTAAACTGCAACTTATGCTTTCACCTTTACTTGTTGTTATTTTCACACATTCCTTTTTACCTGGTGGTTTTAACCAAGTTATTTCCTCTGACATAACCCCTTTAGAAGCATAGCCAATAATACCTTTTTCTTTAGTTATATCTTCTATATTAGTCAATACCCCTTTGTTATCCCAAACCTTAGTGCCTGCCATCACACAACCAAATATTGTTATGATACCTGTTTGTATTTGACCTGCCATTACACAGGGTTTCATAGCTTTATAAGAAGCTTTTAATAATCCAGGTCTACCAAATGCTCCTGCTTCCTCTATTTTTATTTTATCTGCATCTTTTCCTCTAGCAGCATCCGCATTATCTTTAAAAGATAAAGCTATTATATTACTCTTGTAACCTAATTCTATAGGTTGACCATCTTTATTATATTCAACATAAGAAGCTTTAATGCTATCTTGTCTATTAACTTTATCTGAGGGCATGGCCCAACCCGTATTCTTATTGATAAAATTAATATAATTCAAGGTCATTGTAAAAAGACCTTTTGGGTATAGATACCTGGATTCGTATGCGCCAAATATAGATAAAGATTCAGGTTTTGTGAAGTAGGTATTAACCGCTTCCGAAGCAGCTTTATAACTGTTATGAGTAGTTACATAACCTCTAGTTAAATATAGGTGTTCTTCATCTTCAACCTCTATACAACTAGATAATTCTTTATAACCCAATTTTTTTATGTTAATTATGGGGATATATTTTCTACATTTTCTGTATTTTTTTAATCTTACCTTTTTTCTTTTTAAGTAAACAATTTCTTCATTTGTATTTATATAGATTATATGTAGTCCGTCTTTTCTTACTCTTTTGGTTGAACCGATCCCCAAAGAATATAAAACTTCTTGCAAATCTGAGACTAATCTTTCTGAATTTCCTGCGAAACTCATAGAACCGTCTTCTGAAACTGTCCCATCTGTATCCATCAACCCTTGAACTAAGGCATATCTTTCCGATATTGTGCTGTTATACTTATATACATCTGGTATATATTTATTATTTCCGTGACAATTTATGCCAAGTTTTTCAAATTCCTTATATAAAGGGTTTATCCTTGCTGTGCCAACTTTTTTATAATTGTACCTATCTCTCCAAAGTCTAAAATGTTCTATATCCCTTGTTAAAAAAGAATACTCCCAATACCTAACCCTACGTATTATTTTTATTTCTAAATCCTTAAATTTTTCAGAGACTTCTTTTAATACCCGTTCATGTATATCTTCATCTATTCCAGATAAACGGGTTTGTCTAATCATATTCCCGTCTCCTAAAAAAGCACCTACAACATATGGGGGTAGGGGTAAGTCTTTTAAATCGTCTGCATTGCTAATAGGTTCATTTATTTTAATATAGTGCTTGTATACACCCTTTTCTTTATAAGAGCTTTTTAAAATATCTTCTGTGCTTAATATTTTAAAATACCTATCTTTTGTCTTTTTGTTGAAATTCCCACTGTAAATTTTCCACAGATGATTTAATCCACATTTTACTTTTCTACCATCGTAAAGTTCTAGCTCATATACACATTTTAAACCCTGAAAATACTTAGCTGTGACTTTAGTTTTAGTCCCATTTGGTGTTAAAACATATTCCCCTACAGCTATTTTCCCCATAGTAGATTTCCCTTTGTCCGTCATAATAATCTCGGAATGAGGCTGCTCATAACCACGTCTTCTCGCTTTGCCTATAATCATGTTTTTACCGCCTAACAAATGGTCTTGGATTTGATCTGGACGATTCCTTCTTTTCAGTATACTATGGGTAGGTATTTTAACCTCTAAATTTAAAGATTTTACTATAGTATCTAAAGCATCAAGCCTAGCATAATCCTCTAAACTTAATATACGTTTCCTTTCTTTTTCTTTAACGAAATTTTCTAGGATACCATTCAATGCAATCTCACTTGCTATAAAGTAATTATAATCACCATCCCAAAAATCAGGGAAGGTAGTTACTTTTTTACCTTTAGTTTGCTTTAAGTGAGCATCTTCTAGTTTCCTTATCGGACAATAATTTAAATAAAAATAATGGTCACCTGTAATCCAAACTCCACCTACACTATAACCCCTAATACACCTTCTTTTTTCCTCTAACCAGTACTCTTTCCAATCAGGAGATTCAGGTGGATCAGCATTATAGTATCCGTATTTTTGAAAATGCAAGGCTGCTTCTCTAAAAACACTTGTATTAATCCAAATACCATTTTTATTCCTGACTGCATCTAGTTTGCCTGAACCATAACTCATTTTATATTTCTTTTAATATATCTGGATTTGCAAAAGAGGAAACAGTTTTACCACCTTTATTTTTTATAACCTCAAACAGTTCTTGCTGAACTTTATCTTCCATGTCCATCAAAGTTTGCAAAGAGTCATTTAAAGTTTTAACTATAGCTAAAATATCCTTTGGTTTATATAACTGCGCCCCTGACTTCTCATTTATTTCTTCATAGCTGAAAGAGTTCAAGAAAGCTTCTGTCTCCTCAACTGCTCTCTTACTAGCTAAATATAAACGATAAATGGTACTAGCTTCTTTTTGAAAGCTTTTAATAGCTTCTATCCCAATTTTGACTAATGTATCAGGTTGCCAATTCTTCTGTTTAATTGCAGCTTGAATTATTTTTGCCTCCTTTTTATCTGCTTTGTAATTACGAAAAGGGTTACTTTTTAACTGAGAAGACATAAATTCTATATAAGCAAATTCACTTCTCGCAACAGATTTATTTTTACTTCTATCTCTTTCCCATATTTTATTGAAAGGATATAATAATAAGGTCTCTGTATTAGGTGTCACAGTTTGACCTAAAACTTGAAATAAGTATGCCATTAACTATATATTTACTTAATAACTTAAAATAAAAACAGGAACTTTATTTTTAAAAATTTTAATAGTTTCTTCGCCTACATTTATATATCGAATAAGGTTTCTCCATATATTATTTTTTCCATCTAAACCTACGATAACCTCTTTTTGAGATTTAAACTTAATCCAATGGGGTTCTTCCATTATAGGAGGTAAATTATCTGCTATAGTAGTTTTAAATAAATTTTTGTAGTCTAAAGCACTGTTTTTCACCAATGACCTTCTCCATAAGATTTGCTCTATAACAAAATCGTCTAAGAAAAGATGTCCCCAATCAGGTAAAAATTTATCGTATATATAGTTAACTGCTTTGTTGATCATCTTTTGTATCTTTGCTGAAATCCAAAATTTTAACTTCATAACTAATATTACTTTTTGTATTTTCAGGTTCTCCATCAGTTAATTCTGAATAAACAAGAGAATTATTTGGTGAACTGTTAAATCTTTGAAATAAGTCCCCTAACGTCTTGTTTTCTATTTTATTTTTGCGAAACTCTTTTAATACTTTAACCCGAAGTAATTTTTCAAATAAACATTTATTAGTTAATATTAAAAAAGATTCCATCATCTTCATTACATCTTCTGCTGTATGTCCATCAAATTTATTTGCTAAATCTTTTTCTGGTATATCAAACATATCCCAATATTCAGCTTTATAGTGATTTGATATTTGTCCTGTGGGTAGTTCTGCAACTACAATAAAATATTTTTTAGGTTCACCAAAACACCATTCTCCATCTGAGTGTTTCCAAGATTTATGTACATCGTATTTAACTTTGTTTGTAATAGGAAAACCAGACTCCGAAACTTTTATCCTTTCTTGATCTGTAAAACCTTTACCCCATTCATTAAATAAAAGAGCATTATATAAAAATCGGAACTGATACAATTCTTGAAAGGTGTGGTAACCATCACTGATTTGTTTCGAGGATAAATTTGAGGTATCTAAAACTGTCCAGTTACCGTCTAAGTTGACTTCTGCAAACCATTTCGCATCAGCTATAGAATTAAATTTAATTGCATCTTTGTATTCACCATATTTTACATCTGCATCATCTGAAATAACAAAATAACCATTAGTTGTATTTGAATCAGCAACTTCTACTTTCGTTCTAGGTTTATATTTTATAACGTATTTAGACATAGTTTTTATTTTTATAGATTTTCTCTATTATATCAGCTAAAACCTCAGCTAACTTTGCAATGTAATCTTCACTCAGTAGTTTTTTGTAGTCTTGGGGATTATCCATGAACCCACCTTCAAGTAGTATAGCTTTGCAGTTGGTGTTTCTTAAAATGTAGAACCCACTTTCCTTGTCTTTATCACCATCCGAAAAGTCATACCTCATTCTGTTCAAACCTGAATCTTCTATAGCTGTAAGTATTACATCGGCAATTTTATCTGACCCCGTTTTACCTCTGGAAGTAAAAGCTTCAATTCCAACACCTCCACCTCCATTAGCATGTATAGATAAAAGGTATACATTAGGGTTTACAGCGTGTATCTTATTAGCTCGGTTTACCCTTGCTTTCAAAGTGATGTCCTTTAATTCGGGGGATATGTGGTAATAAGGAATTTTTCTCCTTGTTAGTTTCTCCCTTATTCGATTAACCAACCATCTGTTCCAAGCACCTTCATATAATACACCTTGCTTCCAATCAGGGGATTGTTTTCCTCTTGTTTGATATACACCCCCCAAAACATCTCCATGTCCATTATCTAATATTACTACCATTTTCTTTAGCTTTTAGATATTCCGCTTTTAATTTCTGTACTCTGTTTTTATGCGACCTTTGATTTTCTAATCTGTCCAGATATTCTTTGAACATGATTCTTGCCTCGTTCCATCTTTCAGGTTTTACCTTATCAGGTTTTTCTATGCTCAATTCTCTCTTAGCTCTGTATTCTTCTACTCCAAAGTAACCTAGATTTAACAAATTAAAGTTTGTGATTTTATTCTTACTAATTTCTGCTTTGAGGTATTTATAATAAGTTTCTAAAATAAATTTAACCTCTTTCTCAGATAGGTTAGGGTAATCTTTGTAATGTTTTAACCAAAAATTTTTAATGTTATTTTTACCGCTAACTGGCATCTGTTTCGTTTTTTATTTCAATATGATAAATTTGGTTAGTTGGTAATAAATTAGGGCTGATACTTAATAGTTTTGTAATAGGGTCTCGAACAATAAATTTTTTGTTAATCATACTTTTAAGATGATTGCTAATACCCTTGTTGCAAATACCTGACTGCTGACATACATATTTTCTTACCGCAGTATTAAACATGTATGTTTGTTTTAAGTTTTCTGGTGCTGAAATAAAGTTGGCTAAAACTTCTAACTCTTTTTCAGATAAACCCACTTCTACAAACATATTTATCATAAGCAAATGAATTTTTGCCCGTCTAAAACCTGATGCAACTAAAGTTTTTCGTAAAGTGTTCATGTTAGTTGTTTCTTTATTTAAAGCGAATATAACTTAAAATCTAGTAAAAACAAAATTAATTTTAAAATTTAATTTTAGATATACTTTTAGTTAACTAGTGTTACTTATTAAAAATCAAATCTCTAAATTAATTACTATTAAAAATATACATAAACACACCTAAAAAATTTGGAAAATAGGTAAAAATGTTTTAACTAGGAGAAGTGATTGGAACTTGCTTGAAGTGATAACGAAAGCTTTTAGTATGTGAGTGCAACGAACACCTAGAGACTAATTGATTTATGAAATTAGTAAAAAACTTTTTGTAGAACTTTTTATAGAATTTACCTACCTACCTTAATTTAAACTTAACTTTAATTTATTAAAAACTAAATAACCTTAAATAATTTTTGAGGTACACTAATTTTATATCTTTTTGATACTTTATAAAATACTTAAATATTTGAGTAAATAGAATTATGAGCGTAGTGAATAATGAAATTTACGATAATATTTAATTTAACTACCGTCATCTAGTCTCCCATCTTTAGATTACTTTTTACCATGACATTAGTTGTCTACCTTAGTATACCTAATAATCTTAATTTAGTACTTAGGTAATTTAATAGTTTAGATGAGAGGTTACCATAACCTAAAATTATTTTGGTTTTTCTTAATCTATCAGTTGTTTGCATCTGCCAATTCAAAGCAGATGCCTATAATCTACCATAAGTTAATCTAATCAGTCTTTTTTGCTAACGGTAATTCACATTTAATTTAATGTATGAGCTAAATGAAGTTTAGCGATTATATTGAATT